ATGACAGTGGCACCCGACAAGCACGGCACAGGGATCGAGTGGACGCACATCCCGGGCACCCGCGGCCAAACACTGAATCCGCTGCGGGCGGAGAATATCGCGACGGGCGCCGTCGGCTGGTATTGCGAGCACGCGAGCGATGAATGCCGCTTCTGCTACAGCGAGCGCCTCAACACGAAGCCCGGCATGTCCGGTGGCACGGGATTGGCTTTCAAGCCGGGACACCTGCCCGAGCTGAAGCTGTGGCTGGACGAAAAGGTTCTTCACCGGCCGCTGCACTGGCGCGAGCCTCGAACGATCTTCGTATGCTCGATGACGGATCTCTTCGGGCGCTTCCACACGGCTCAGCAAATTGCCCGCGTCCTGGCCATGGCCGCGCTCTGCCCGCAACATATCTTCATCGTGCTCACCAAGCGTGCCGAGCGCATGCACCAAATCATGACCTACGAGCATACGCCGGCGCATATCGCTGCGGCGATGTTCGCGATCATGGAGGCCGAAGGGCGCCCGATCACGAAGGAAACTCATCCGCAGCTTTTCGATGAGCACGGCTATGCGACTGTTCCGGTCAAGCTACCACTGCCGAATCTGTGGTTGGGCGTGAGCTGCGGAAATCAAAAGGCCGCGGAGGAGCGTGTTCCGTTCCTCATGCGCACGCCTACGCCGGTGCCATTCGTATCGGCGGAGCCGCTAATCGGTAGCATCCACTTCGGCTATCTAGGCTGGCCGAGCGGGGATACGCGGCCGCGCGACGGCTACAACGCGTTGCTTGGATTTCGCTACGAGAATGGCGAAGTGGTTGAACGATTGCAGAAGCTCGCTTGGATCATCACGGGCGGCGAGAGCGGCTTCAACGCCAACATCCGCCCCACGCATCCGGAATGGAAACGAAGCCTTCGCGACCAGGCGGCGGCTGTGAAGATTCCGTTCTTCGACAAGCAGTGGGGCGAATGGGCTCCGCTCGCCGCGGGAGAGCGACCGCTGCGCGGCGTGCAGACGCGGACATTCCAGGACGGCCAGGTCATGGCGCGCGTCGGGCGCGAGAAAGCCGGCCATCTGCTCGATGGCAAAGAGCATTTCGAATTTCCCGACGTGAAAATTGGAGCGGCGGCATGAGCGATCACAAAGCGCATACCACGGAATGCCTGGCTGCACAGGCCAGAATCCATCCCGAGCACGTCGAGCCGTTTCAATGCGACTGCCCGCCGGCGGAGAAGAAGCGCAGCTCCCACATCGTCAACGAAGAGTTTCAGTCGGACAAATATCCGGATTGCCCGGCGGGCAAGGTTCCGCTGAGCACCAAGGATCCGATGGCGCAAGATCTGCTTTGGCAGTACGCGCAACGCCGCCGGACGGTAGATGCGGAATTCTCCGATGATCTGGAGCGGGCGTTGCTGGCCAAAGGCTACACGCCGCTGCGGCCGACGCACATCATGCTTTCAAATCCCGACGGCGGCTCCCAAGTCTTCCAAAGGCATATCGAACCACGCGGTGTCCTCGCCGCTCACGCTCCTCGCTGCTCGTCCCGCAGGGGCGAGGAATGCGACTGCGAGGTCTATCGATGACCCGCGAGGTTCTCCTCGGCTACGAAGTCGGCTCCGCGGCCGCGATCTCTATCCCGGTGGCACACATGGCCGTCACGGGCCAGACCCAGCAATCGGGCAAGACAACGACGCTTGAAGCGTTGGTCTCGCGGTCGGGGCTCACGGCGCTCACCTTCGTCACCAAGCGCGGCGAGAAGTCCTTCGCCGACGGCGCGCGCGTGCAGCCCTATTTCCGCGATCGAGCGGATTGGCAATTCGTCACGTCGATCATCGACGCCACGCTGCAGGAGAAAAACAAGTTCCTGCGTCCGTGGATCATGAAGATCTGCCGGAACACCCGCACGCTCGCCGATGTGCACGGGGTGGTTCGGGAAAAGCTGGAAACAGCCACCGGCATCAACGAGGGCGTCTATACGCAGCTTGACGCGTATCTCGACTTGATCGTGGGCGAGATCGACAAGGCGGAGCTGGCGCCAACGCTCGACCTCAAGCCCGGCCTCAACGTGATGGATGTCTCCGGTTTCAGAACCGAGATGCAAATGCTCTTCATCCAATCGGCGCTCGATTGGGTGAATGAACGCTGCCACGACACCATCGTCGTGATCCCGGAGGCATGGGAGTTTGTCCCTCAAGCGAAGAGCTCTCCGGTAAAGGCCTCCGCGACGACGCTTGTGCGCAAGGGCGCTGCGCTCGGCAATTTCATCTGGATCGACAGCCAGGACATGGCCGGCGTCGATAAGACGATCCTGCGCGGTTGCACGGTCTGGCTCATGGGCGCGCAGCGCGAGTCCAACGAGATCAAGCGCAACCTCGAAAACATCCCCGCCGGCATGCAGCGCCCAAAGGCGCAAGAGCTCGCCCTTCTCGAGCGGGGGCAATTCTTCGCGTGCTTCAAGCATACCGTCGCCAAAACCTATGTTCGGCCGGCGTGGATGAACGATGCCGATGCAATCGCGACATCCAAGACCACCCGCATGGAAGTTCAATCCTCGGGCGCTCTCTTTTCCACGATCCCGGCAGACCGAATTGTATCGCCTCAATTGGTCGGGAAGCTCGTTCCGGACGTCGCCGAGATCGAAGCAGACATCCGGAAGAAGCTCGAAGAGGAGATGATCGACCGAGAGGCAAGAAGCTTCGCGCGCGGGCGTGAAAGCCTCATCAGAGACTTGCAGCCAAAGCTCGATGTTTTGGCCGGTGACATCAACATGATCGGTGTCCGCATCGATGATATCCAGGCGATCTTAAAGCCACCGCCGACCTATGCCGTGGTCGTTCCTGGCCCATCCAACTTCGCCATTGTGCCGGGCGAGGCTCAAGCCTTCCTGCCGAACCGAACCGAGGGCGCCGCGACGTCTTCTTCGAAGCCGGACGCCGCAGAGATCGATTTCAATCCCGGTGCGCCCGTGTCGCGCCTTCTCGCCGCTCTGTCCGAAATGGAGGCGATGGGTGTGAAGAACCCATCCCGCGCCATCGTCGCTTTCCTGTGCAACTACACGCACATCCAGTCCAAGCCCTTCGTCCAAGCGATCGCGATGCTGAAGGATGGCCAGCTCATCGAAATTCCGGAATCCGGGAAGCTCGCCCTCACCGATGAGGGCCGCAAAGTCGCCCGGCCGGCGGACTTCATGCGCACGCCCGAAGCCATCCGCAAGCGCATTGCCGAGCTGCTTGGCGGTGCGGCGGGCAAGATCATCGATATCCTGGTAAAGGCCTATCCCGAATCCGTGCCGCGCATCGAGCTCGCGGCGCGCGCTGGCTATACACACGTCCAGTCCAAGCCTTTCGTGGAAGCGCTTTCGAAGCTCCGCGAGCTGGGCTTCGCCGAATTGCCGCGTCCAAAAGACGTGCGCGCTGGCCTTCTCCTCTTTCCGGAAACCGCAAGCCATGTCCGCAGCCAATGAAGTCGCGCGGCCTCTCAAAAGCCGCCATCGCCGAACGCCGGAAGATCGTGGAGCACATGCTCAGGCGCGACTTGGCGGGGGAAGAGTACGTCCTGCCGTCCTGGTGGACGGGCCCGCGGCCGGAGCGCGCCGCCGACACAAAGGACAACCGCGCCGCGGCGCGCACGCAAACCTTTCGCAAGACGGGAGATCTATCATGATGGTCCGACAGGTGACCAAGCGCGGGCTTCACCGCCGCATCGCTGCAGCGCAAGCCGAGATCAGCGCGGCGCTTTTCTTCGCCGTGCCGAATGCCAGGAAGGAAACATCGACGCGCCAGCTCCGGTACACCCTCGATGGCGCGATCCGCGCGCTCATTTTCGTGTCCAACATTCTCGATCACGGCCCCTATCACGAGTTTTGCTGCGAAGGCTGCAGCAAGCCCCTCCTGGCTGGGCAGCCCTACGCCTACGACGGTGAGCATTGGTTCCACGCGAAATGCGCGGGCGTGAAGCCGGAGAAATGCTCGACATGGCCCACCGTCCGCGAGAGCCGCAAGGATCTCCATAAGCGCATTGTCGAGGCACGCGAGCATCTGGCGCGTCGCGGGCGCGACGTTTCGCTGCCCGTGAAGCGGAGGCGCGCATGAAGGCGCTTTCGATCCAGCAGCCGTGGGCCTGGGCGATTCTCACGCTGGGCAAGGATATTGAGAATCGGGATTGGCAGATCGTCAATCCGGGTCTCACCTTCCGCGGCCCGGTGCTCATTCACACGGGAAAACGCATCGATCCCGATGGCGTGGAATATCTGCGGACGTGCGGCCACCCGCCGCCGGAGAACCTCCCCCTCGGCGGCATCGTCGGCGAAATGGAAATCGTTGACCTCGTGACGCGCAGCGCCAGCCCGTGGTTCTTCGGGCCCTATGGCTTCGTGCTGAAGAACGCCAAGCCGCTCAAGTTCACGCCGCTGCGCGGACAGCTCGGCTTCTTCTCGGTGCCGGATGAGATCCTGGCCGCAGCTCGGGGGGGCGCGGCATGAAGAGCTCAGACTTCGACTTGAGCCCAGAAGCGCAAGCAATCGCGGCGGAATATCGCGGCATGATCGGGCGCCTTGGCGCGGTCCCGCTGGCCGCATTGATCGGCACGGGCCTCTCTGAAACGCAAGCCGCGATGGTTCTCGCCAACGTGCATCTCGCGCATGGCGCGAACGCCGCATGCGAGGCCGTGCGCAGAGGCTTCGGGCGCGAGCCCGACTACCAGAACTTCCGGAACGTCACCGATCTGCATTTCGCGAACGCGTTGGGGAGGTTTTCAGCATGAGCAACCCATTCGACGGTCGCGCACTAATCCGCGTGGAAAAGGGCAGATATGAAGCCAAAGGTCGACGCGTGATCAAACACTCCGATATCAAACATTGGAGCGGAGGCGGCACATCGCTTGGACTGAGTGCGCCGGTATTTGAGGTGTGGCCACATCTGGTCGAGCCCGAGAAGGTCGCGGCGTTCATCGCCGACGTCCTCAACCGCACGATCGATGATAAGCCAGCACCCATCGACATGGTTCTGTATTGTCCGTCTTGCGGTTTCCAGCACGTCGACGCGCCGGAAGAGCAGACCGGATGGACGAACCCGCCGCATCGTTCCCACCAATGTCTTCATTGCAAAACAGTGTGGCGTCCCGCTGACGTGCCTACAAATGGCGTGGCGCAGACAGAAACGCACGGGAAAGCCGACACCTTCGTTTCCCGTCTCCGCAAGGCAGATGTGAACGCGGAAATCATCGAAGATATTTGCAAAGAACTGGGCTGCACAACCGCACCTGGCGCTGCGCTGCGCTTTGTGAAAGAACTTCGCCGCGACCTTCACCGCGCCCATGAGCGCCACGTTGAGCTTATCAAAACGTGGGATGAAGCAACTCCCACTGAGCGACAGGAACTTGACCGTTTGCGGCGTGGTTGGGGTCCTTCAACGCCCACAGAGCGGATGGCTAGGCGCACCGATCTGCAATCAGCAATGCGCAGCATTGAGCGGGCGATGGATGCTGTCGTGCCCGATGACAAGCACGATGCCGAACTAACTGTAGATAGCTTCCAAGCCGCCTATGATGAGCTTTCGAAGGAACACCGAGCCATCATCGCATTGCTCCAAGCAATCCCTGATCCCGATGCTGCCGAGAGTGGCACATCCGGAGGGAAGGCAGATGTGAACGCGGGGCTGTATTTAGTGTGGTCACACGAGCATGGCGCGTGGTGGCGGCCTGAGCGGTGCGGATATACAGTTCACGCGCAGACCGCGGGTCGTTATTCAAAAGAAGAGGCGCTCTCGATATGTCGCTTCTCACGTGATGGTTGGCCGAGCAGGGGCGCACCATCCGAAATCCCTGTCCGTGAAAGCGACGTAGACGAACTCTCCGCCGCCGAACGCGAGCAGCCCGCACCGCAGGCCGTGGATGATGCGCTTCTGTCATGGCTAGCCAAACATCCAGATCTCGAATTGTCGTGTGGGGAATCTACTAAACACGAGGGCGAGCGCGCGTGGTTTGTGCATCGCGTTTCTGGCAGCGCGAATGACCGCGAGTGGAACGCTGTGTCTGAAGCAGCATCGCCACGTCAAGCGCTAGCCGTCGCCTCCCGCGAGTTTGGAGGCGGCGTTTGAAACCACTTCGCCTCGAGCTCAGCCGAACGAAAGGCTTCGACCTTCACGCCAAGTCGCGCGCCCTCAATGGCCTCGACGTCGTGAATGTCGCGCGTGGTCCTGGCCGCAAATGGGGCAATCCGTTCAAGATCGGCGATCCCATCATTGACGCGAAGAACGGCGCCGGCCGCATGACGCGCGAGCAATGCGTCATGCTCTACGGGCAGATGGCGGGCCGGATATCCACGCCGGCGGAGGAAGCATACCTCGCGGAGCTATTCGGCGGAAAACAGCCGCCCGATCGTGCGACAGCCGTGCAGGAGCTGCGCGGCAAAAACCTCGCGTGTTGGTGCCATCTTTGCGAGCGCCACGCGGAGACCGGAAAGCCGCTCGATGAGGACTGCGCCGATTGCGAACCCTGCCATGTGGATCCGTTGGGAAGGATCGCGAACCCATGACTACCGAGACGCGCGAAGATATCTTGGAGGATCTGCGCGCCCTGCGGCGCAAGCACGAGAACACGCCCACCGGCGATCTCTTGGGCGACGTTCTGACATGGATGGTCGAGGCGCGCCGCGGTCTGGCGCAAGCAGCGGCGAACGCAGAGGCAGCGGCGCATGGCCCAGCCAACGGCGCCATCTGGAATGACCAGATGGTGGCGGCGATGGGCCTGAGCCTCCCGATCGATGAGGAATGGCTGAAGGCAAGCGGCTTCAAGTGGGCCCAGCTAGACCGGCAGCCGTCGCGGCATTGGATGGTATGGCTCGGCGACGCCGTTCGCGAGAACCAGGGCGATGGCCGAAGCTTCACTTCCTACGAGGACGTCGGGATCGAAGTCGCCGCAGACTACAATGGCGAATGGTTTTGCTGGCTCCGCAGCGATGCCGCTGGGCTCTATCACCGCTTCATCCATATCCGTCACCTCAAATACCGCATCGAGCTCGTGCGGTTGATCGAGGCCATTACCGGCCAGCCATGGACACCACAGCAGCATGCGGCCGGGAATGTGCTGGGGCCAAAAGGGTTTGCGCACATGGAGCGTTGGGCGCGTCGCGCTGACGTCCAGATTCAATTTGATGCAATCCGTCGAGGCGCAAGCTGGCATGACATGGAGCGCGATCCGAACCGCGCCGGCGCCCGAGCCATCGACCTATGGGAGCTCATCGATCGACAACAGGGCAAGATCAAGAACAAGGCGGAGGGTGCGCCTTGACGGATCTCCTGATGAAGCGAGCCGCGTTTATTTCGTCATGCGGTTTATACCGATATTCGTTGAGCAGAATTTGGGACGATCAGCTTCCGCGCTTAGTCGTGTGCATGCTCAATCCGAGCAAGGCGGACCATGAAGTCGATGATCCCACGATGCTGGCGCTGATCCATTTCGCGCGCATATGGGGATATGGCGGCCTTCTAATCGTGAATCTCTATGGCTTTCGCGCCAGCCAGCCGAAGGAAATGTTCAATGCCACGGACCCGATTGGCCGCGAGAATGACGGTTACGTCGTTGCGGCGCTTGACTACGCCGCGGCGAATGGCGGCCGCCTCCTTGTCGCCTGGGGCAACGATGGCCAGGAGCGCGCGGGCTTTTTCTGCCAGCTCGCGGAGAGCCGCGACATCGAGCTGATCTGCCTGGGCACGACGTTGAGTGGCGCGCCGAAGCACCCAATGGCGCGCGGCAAGCATCGCATCCCGAGAGATCAAGTGCCGCTGCCCTACCGGAGGGCCGCATGAATGACCGCACGCATTTCTGCCAAAGAATTTCGCGCGCTGGCGCGGAAGGAGGCGCGCCCTTCGAGAGCGCGGCGGAAGGAAGAGCAGGATCTACAGATAGCCGTTGCCGGCATGCTCGACCTGATCCGGTTGCCGGAGTGGATATTCTTTCATGTCCCCAACGGCGGGGTTCGCTCAAAGGCGGAAGCGGCCATTCTGAAAGCGATGGGCGTAAAGGCTGGCGTCCACGACATCGTGATCATCTGGCGCGGCCGCTGCATCGTGATCGAATTGAAGGCCCCCGACGGCAAGCTTTCGAAGGCGCAGAAGGATTGGGCAGTGGAAGCGCTGCTCGCCGGCGTCGTGATCTTCGAAGCGCGCAGCATGAAGGAAGTGCTGGCAATCCTCGATCTCCTCGCAATCCCACACAAACCGGTGAAGCTATGAAGCGTTGCTATATTTTCGACATTGACGGAACCGTCGCGGATTGCAGCCACCGTCTGCAGCATATCGAGAAGGACCCGAAGGACTGGGAGGCCTTCTATTCGGGCGTGCATTTGGACAAGCCAATCCAGCACGTTATCGATCTCGCGCGACTTCTTAGTCGCCTGGATGAGGTGATCTTCGTGACTGGCCGGTCGGCCGATTGCCGCGCCGCAACGATGCAATGGCTTCACGCGCAAGGATTTCAGCCGGGGACGCGGCTTCTCATGCGCCCCTCCGGCGATCATCGCCCCGACCATATCGTCAAAAGCGAGCTGCTCAGCGAAATCCTTGCCGAGGGATTTTTCCCGGTAATGGCATTCGAGGATCGGTCGAGCGTCGTGAAGATGTGGCGAGCACGCGGCGTGCCGTGTGCCCAGGTCGCGGAAGGTGACTTCTGATGACCGATAATCCCAAGATGCCCGACAAGATATGCTGGCAGTGCCCGCGGTGCGAGAAGATCATCGAGACGCCGATCGATGATGTGCCGGCGGAAGCATCCGATAGCCAACGGAAGGTCCATGGCTTCCTGAAGCAGGAAGAAGCTGGCGCACTCACCGAGGAATTCTTCGCCAAGCTGGATGCCGCACAAATTCCCTTCGTGAGCGTCATCCGCGCCTCGATCATCATGCTCGGCGGCCTGATCGCGTGCGCTCGCACGCAAACGCCGGAATTGGCGATGTTGATGGCGGAGACTGAGCCGCCGATCACCGATCTCGAAAAGCTGAATTCGGAGCGCGAACGGGTTGTCGTGCGCACGCTTTACGAGCTCTATGCGGTTCTCGCCCGCCAATCCGGCTTCTTCGGCGTTCGCACCGCGCTCGCCATGGTGATGGCAGCACATGAAGCCATCGAGAAATCCGACATGCCGCGCCAGATCAAGCGCCAGCAAAAGCGTGCGCTGGCGCAATGCATGGAACACGGCTGGCCTGAGATTTCCGAAGCGGAGATTGGGGGCACGGCATGAGCGACGAAGATCCTGCTATCCGGCCGGTGGCGCATCGCATCTGCCAATTCGCGAACGGGAGCTGCGAGTGCGGCAAGGAACGTCGCCGCAAGCTCTGCCAGAACGCGCAAGACCTCGCCGAAAGCGTCGCGCGCATTGTCCGACAGAATCCGGAGCGCCGCGATGCCTAGATCGATAACCGGTACACCAGCTCCGCCGCCATCGCGGGAACACCGCGGAGAATTCGTCTATACGCCGGCCGAGGGTATTCCGCGCCAAATCACAGACCTTCAACAGATCCGCATCGCTGCGCTCGAGATAGCCGTGCGCGCCGCGCCATTTCTGTATCCGCCGCAATCGACGGCCGCCGAAAAGGTCCAAACGCTCTTCAAGGACGCCGAGATCATCGCGCGCTGGATCGAAACCGGCAAACAGGAAGGAAATTCAGGGTCATGAGTGGCAAAGTCGTGGGTTGGGCGATGGAACAGCAAACAGGATCGCCCACGACCAAGCTTGTCCTGGTGAAGCTCGCGGACAACGCGAACGAGCAAGGCTATTGCTTCCCGTCGGTGGGCCTCATCGTCACGCACACCGAGCTCTCGGATAAGGCCGTGCGCATCCATCTGCGGAACCTCGAAGACCTCGGGCTGATCAAAGTGATCCGCGAGAAGGTGGGAAACGCCCATCTACAGAACCAATATCAGCTCAATGTCCCGTGGGTACGGAAGGAGATACCAGGGGGAGGAAAACGAGACCATCGCCGCACCCCTCCCGCACGCGATGCTATACCCCCTATGGCAGAGCAAACCCCTGCCCTCGCCGACACGCTCAACCCTCTGGCATCGGATACCACACCCCTCCGGCATGACGTTCCTTCGCATATAGAAGAACCGTCAATTGAACCGTCATCTAACCCCCACAACGCGCGCGCCGGGGCATTGACCCGGTATGGGGACGAATTCGAGCACTTCATCCAGGCCGGCGAATGGAGCGGCGGAATCTCGTTAGCTCTGGCGCATGAGGCCTGGCTGGCCGCGCTGGCCGATGAAAGCCTCACAGCGGGCGCTCTCACCGAATGCGCGCGGCTGGATCGCGCCCGCCAGAAGGCTCAAAGCACGGCGGAGCGGCGCCGCGTGCCGTTCTGCCATCCGCAGAAATGGCTGGCGGAAAAGCGCTACGAAAGCTTCCTGCCGAACGTGCTCGCAGACGCGGGCGAGCGCGAAGAGATCTGCGGAGCGAAGTCGCGATTGATCGCAGCCTTCGGAGCCGAGAAATGCGAAGTGCTGGCGGTGCTGAATGGCCGCGAGCGCGAATTTATGGGCCTTGTCGCGAAATCTGAAATCATCGTCGGATCGCCGGTGCGGTGGGTGGTTCCCGACCTTTTCGCCCGCGCTCGGCTTCTCGATGCCTTCGAGCCCACCATCAAAAAGCTTTGCGGGCAGGACGTGCGCGTAGACTTGCAAGCGGAAACACAGAAATGACCGAGCAAAAAGTATCTTGGACGTCGGAAATGATCGTGGAGCGCCTCGAGGAGGCGGTGAAGACGCTGGCGCGTCTTCCGCCGGTGAAACGCCCACGGCTGACGCAATCGCGCTACGAGATCCTGCGCAGCGCTGCAGAGCGCTTCGGCGCCGCAGTGGGCAACCCCGACTATTTCGAGCGGTGCGACCCAGATGAGATTCTGCGTCGCACGCCGCCAAGCATCGAGAAGATCAAGGAAATGGACGAAGCGCTGGCATGGCTCATGCTCATTCCCGACGTCCAGGATCGCACCATCGTTTGGTGGCGCGCCGAAGGCCGCAAGTGGAAGGAGATCAAGCACCGCATGGCGCTGTCGCGGCAGCAAGCCTGGACGCGCTGGGCGGCGGCGGTTCTGACGATCGCAAATAAGCTCAATGGCGCGACGCAGCAACAAAGCGCCCGGGCCGCGAAAAGGGCTCGCCGCCAAACCTCCAAAGCGATAACCCTTGACGTTCGCTAGAGAAACCTCCATTTTCGCTGTTGCCGCGTCACGCGGCGCGTTTCGGCTTCAGCCGGGCGCATCGGCAAATATGGAGCCGCTCATGTGTATGTCTGGAATTGCGTGCCTTTGCACGCTCGACACCCCGCCCTCTTATCTCACCTTCAGCGAAGCTCTGGATCTATTCGCTGCGCGCTATAGCGCCGTCGGCCCGGCGGCGACGGATGGCAAGACCATCCTTGGCTGCAAATGGCAGAACGCCGAAGGCACCGGCGGCCAGCGTCGCCTCTTCCGCCCCAATGAACTAGGCTTATTCCGCGCCGATCCCATCCGTCTTTGGCTGGGGCTGGAAGGCTGTGCAGCATGAAGTCTCGGACGAAAATATTCTGGCTCATGACGCGCAACTCCGCGCTATGGCTAGGCCAATACCTGCTGATAGGCGTGGCGATCCTGCTCTCGGTCGGCTTCATCGCCTTGCTCAGCAGCTTGGAGAGCCATCACCCATGAGCATTCTGAAATGGGCGTCGCCGAAATACACCGGTGATCGCCATTTGGCGATGTGCGGCGAGATATCAGTTGGCGCCGTCTTTCCACCAATCGGGGGCAAATATTGGAGATGGCGCTGTTGGATTGGAGAGACGACTTATCCCGCAGAAGGTTCGGAAAAGAATGAAATATTGGCCAAGGGTGCGGTAGAGCTACGCTTCGCGCGTTTTCTCGACCTAGCCGGACTTACGCCCATGGCGGGGACAGGTACAGCGTGAGCGTGAAGCGGAGATTGGGAATCTCTGGAGCTACTACGCGACCGTGTGAGATTTCTTCTGTTGCTGATGCGCGCGCGCTGGTTCTTGATCTGAGCAAAGGTGAATTTGATGCCGAGGCGCGAACTTTACGGGCCGCGCTCGCCTACATAGCGGGCTATCTCAGCAAGGAGGAGAGTGCTGTTTCGCGCACCGCCTGTTTGATCGCCTCGGCGGCGCTTGATGTAGCTAACGATCGGCGTCTCACTTCAAGTCACAAAGCGACAGGTGCGGCATGAGCGCGAAGCACACGCCGGGGCCGCATTGGAAAGAGGCCGACGCGCGCGACTATTACGGCCTCAAGACCTTTCTTCGTGACGACGGCGTGCGCGTGTTCACTGACCGCCAGACGGCTCTCGCGGGCGGGCGCCCATGGGCTGCTTGCCGAGGCCAAAGCGATTATCTGCGCGGACGCCTCTATGCGGGACGCGATGTTCTCGACGGGCCTGTGCGGAAATTTAGCACTGCCCATGCGGCCATGAAAGCTGTCGATGAAGCGTGGCCGCGCGCCGCAATCTCCAAAGCCACAGGTGAAGCATGAGAAAGACAAAATGCCGGAAGGCTGTTGATCGCGCTGCAAGGGACCTTCACCGCGCGCACAAGTCGCTGCAAGCATTGGCGGCGGTTCTGCCTGAGAGGGCTCGCAATGACCGCCATGCGCGATGGCTAAACGAAATTGGAGAATACGCCGATTACCTGTCGGATGTTACTTGGCCGGACGACCCGTCTCAGGCATCGGGCTAGACGATCCCATGATGCTCCGGCCGATCCCCGATATGCATAGGCTGGAATCCAATCTGCAGATACCATTCCGCACGCGACATGCGGATGAGGATGCGTGCAACCTTCAGCCCGCAAAGATCGCAACGCATGCGCCGCTCGATGTCGCCCAGATAAGCATCCTTCCCGATGTGCCGAAGCTTGAAGGGGTCAAAGCCGCGCATATGACTGCAGCCCCCATACCGCTTCTGGCATTCGACCATGAGGTTTTTGCCCGCGCGTGCGCAATCGTTGAGCGTCCTTATCTGGCCTGTGTAAAGCTGCATGATGCTGCCAAGCGGAAAGCGATTCGCTGTGCACTTCCAGCCGCTACATCTTGCGGCGAGGCGTGATGTCAGGCTTATACCTTGCGTTACGCGCCCCGAGGCGGGCGATGCGAGACACAGAGGCGAAGATGGACAGGGCCCTATTGGTCCGCGTGGGCACGGCTCTCTTTGGAGAGCAATGGATTAGCCCGCTCGCCAAACTCGTTGGTATGCGGACCCGGAGCATGGAGCGCATGGCAAGCGGCGATGCCGACGTTCCGGACATGCGCGCTACGCTGGCCGAGCATTGCGAGGCACGTGCGAACGAGTTGCTGGACTTGGCTCGAAAACTACGCGGCTAGCTCATCGAATCATTGTCCCCATCGCGCACCCCGATGCGCACCCCTGTTTGAGATTGCATGCGCATACGATGGCATGAAGGCATAGCTATTGGTTCGCAGCCCCTTGCATGCCCGAAAGCATCGGGCACAGCGGCGCACGCATGGCGAAAGATGCGGTTTACACATTGGAACTAAACGCTTAGGTAATTCGCGAGCGTGACGCTCTGCCTCCGCTCTTCCCCTCATTCCCACCCACTTGCACCCGCGCGGGTCCTTTCCAGCGTCCAAACCAATGCGGGCGAACTGCGCCCGATTTTGATCTAGCGATAGCGGGTAAATCGGGGTGCGCAGTTTACCGGGTGCGCAGTGCGCACTGTTACAGCGAGGAAGCCGATGATCACTTCGCAAATGCTTTGGACCGTCTTCGTGCTGCTGCTCATTTTGAGCATTCTTCTGGCGGCGCTTCGATATGGCGGCATCATTGGCTGGTCATGGTGGCTAATCATGACGCCAGCGATCGTTGCTGTGGGAGTGCCGGTGCTTCTCACAATCGGATTGCTGGCGTTCATCGCGTTCCTCGCGCTAACCAACATGGACGTCGGCTAGTCGCTTCCGCGGAAGTAGCTCAGAGGTAGAGCTTCGGTCTTCCAAACCGTAGGTCGCCGGTTCGAATCCGGCTTTCCGCTCCAATTTCTGCCGCGTGGTAGCGCAGTGGTTAGCGCGCCGGACCCACTGCCCGGAGGTCGCGGGTTCAAGTCCCGCTCACGCAACTCCTTTTGCCACCTGGCAACCGACGCTCCGAAGATGGGGCTCCCTACCTGAGCTGCGCGCGCCAGTGATACGGCGCGCGCAGCACTTTTCGCGAGCTCCGACATGCAAGACGATATCCCGCCGCCTCCGGCAGATACGGATAACCGGACGGCCGGCGCTGGTGGCGTCACACCACTCGTGTTTCTGCCCGCTTGCATCATTCTTCTCGCTGCCGCGTTCAGGATCTTTGGTTAGCCGTCGGAACTGGACCGGCTGATGAGCCCGAAGAAAACACCCAAGCTGACATCAGGCGGCGTTCGCGCTTACGCGCGACATCGCGGCCTGAAGAGCGACAATTCCGTCCGCAAGGCAATTGCGAGCGGTCGCATTGCGTTTGAAGGCGACGGCAAGACGATCGATTTCGCCAAGGCCGACAAAGCTTGGGATCGGAACACAGATCCCGCCCAGCAAAGGAAAACCTCTCGCGCCAGAAAACCCGCGGCAAAGGCAGCGACCGACGAGAGATCGCCGCCACCGGAACGCAGCGCCGCGAAGTCAAAACCATCTGACCCGCCGGCCGATGCAGATCAGCCGGTCACGCAAGAACAGGTTGATATCGCGAGCCGATATCTATCGAAGGCTGGCAAGGCCCCGTCGGGTCCAGGCTTCACGATGGTCGATGCCCGCACCGCCGAGATCTTCCAAAAAATGGAAGAGCGGCAGATCAACATGGACGCGAAGCTCGCGCGTCTCATCGATAAGGACAAATCCTTAGCCAAGATTTTCGCGCTGGCGCGAGCCGAGCGCGATAGCTGGCTGCAGTGGCCCACACGAATGGTCTCCTTGATGGCAGCGGATATCCGCAAAGCCGGCGGCGAAGTCGAGAACCAATCTCTGGAAACGATTTTGGAACACTATGTCCGCAAGCACCTCGCAAAGCTTGCCGGCGTCAATATCAAGCTCGGTTGAAGAATTCGTCGGCGCGGCCGACGTCGAGCGGATGTGGCGGAGCGGGTTAGCTCCCGATCCTGTTCTATCGGTTTCCGAATGGGCGGATGAATATCGCATCCTGCCATCGCAGAGCTCTGCGGAGCCTGGCGAATATCGCACCGATCGCGCGCCCTTCAATCGCGCGATCATGGATGCGCTGAGCGCCACGACGCGATACACGCGCATCGTCTTCATGAAGTCGACGCAGGTTGGCGCGACCGAAGACGGAAACAATTGGATCGGATACGGCATCCACCAACTGCCGGCGCCATTCCTCGCCGTCTTGCCCACGCTCGATCTGGCGAAGCGCGCCTCCAAGCAGCGCATAGAGCCGATGATTGAGGCTACGCCCTCTCTGCGAGAGCGCGTAGCACCCGCGCGCAAGCGCGATAGCAACAACACCGTCCTGGTCAAGAGTTTCCCGGGCGGCATCCTGATCATGACGGGCGCGAATTCAGCGGCCGGCCTCCGATCGATGCCCGCTCGATTTCTCTTCTTCGATGAGATCGACGCCTATCCCGCCGATATCGATGAAGAAGGCGATCCCATCAAGCTCGCCGAGCGCCGTGCGCAGACGTTTGGCCACCGGCGAAAGGTCTTTCTAGTGTCGACACCGACCACGAAAGGCTTTTCTCGAATCGAGATCGAGTTTGAAGCGACCGATCAGCAGCGGTATTTCGTGCCTTGCCCGCACTGCAAGGAAAAGCAGTGGCTCAAGTTTGATCGCCTCATCTGGGAAAGGGGCGATCCGGATTCGGTCCGATATAAGTGCGAGCATTGCGATAGGGAATTGGAAGAGCATCACAAAACATGGATGCTCGAGAACGGCGAGTGGCGCGCCACTGCCCAATGCGCGGACAAGCGCGTCATTGGCTTCCATATATCGGCGCTGTATTCGCCGATCGGATGGATGAGCTGGGCTGAAATCGCGAAGGAGTGGGAAGAGGCGCAAGGCAACGAGGCGCTGCTCAAGACCTTCACGAACACGATCAAAGGGGAGACGTTCCAGGAGCGCGGTGACGCGCCGGATTGGAAGCTCCTTGTCGACCGCAAGCGTGAGCATTCCCTTGGCAAGGTTCCCGCCTGGGCTCGGTTGCTCACCGCCGGCGTAGACGTTCAACGCGATCGTCTCGAAGTCGACATCTGGGCATGGGGATTTGGCGTCGAGAGCGCTTTGATCGAGCACGTTGTGCTCGAAGGTGACACTTCGAAGGATGAAGTCTGGACGCTTCTTCACGACTTGTTGCCAAAGCGCATTGCGCGCGACGGCGACGAGAGCGATATGCTGGTTTCTCGCTGGGCAATCGACGTCGGTGATGGCGCCACAACGGCCCAAGCCCGTCTTTTCGTGCGCAAGCATCCCGGTCTCACCATCGCAGTAATCGGCCGCCCCGGACAAAACGTCACCGCGCCGGTGCAGGGCCCGACCTATGTGGAAGTCACAGAGCGGGGTCGCAAGATCAAGCGCGGCGTGAAGATCTACAAGATCCACGTCGACGTCTTTAAGGCGGAGACCTATCGCTTCTTGCGTCTCGATCGTCCGACGGACGAAGAGCTCGCAAAGAGTGCGGAGTTTCCCGACGGCTATATGCATTTGGCCGACGGGTTGCCCGACGAATGGTTCAAGCAGCTCACCGCGGAACAGCTCGTCGTCATCAAGGGCAAACGCAAAAAGGCGTTTCCGCGCCAGGAGTGGCAGAAACTTCGCGAGCGCAACGAAGCTCTAGACTGCCGCGTATATGCCCGTGCTGCAGCATGGCTCCTCGGCGTAGATCGCTGGCCTTCGAAGAAGGAGCTGCCGAAGCCCCAACCGCCAAAAGGCGGCGCAACGCGGCTCAAGGTCGAAGAACCGGAAAAGCAGACTGAGGGAGAGGAGGCCCAGGCCGCCGCTTCCGAGCAAAGCCAAAGCTCCGAACAGGAGCGCAGAGACCCGCCGAAGGATCCGGCTGCAGCGATACGTGAGCGGTTTAGCCGGATATCAGGTCGATTTAAGAACTAGGAGAACCCCTTGAGCCGCTTCGGTCAAATGATCAGCGCGGCAAAGGGCCTTTTGCGCAAGGATTCGATGCCGGCGCACGATCTGCGCAGCGAATATATGCGTGACGGCCGCGGACTCACGTTCTCCGGATGGCATCCGCCGGCGTTGCGCGAGCCATACGATGATGTGGCGCGCGCATGGGCGCCGGCGTCAGCGCGCACCACGGACTTGATGCACAACGTCGGCTGGATAGCTGGCGGCATCGAGCAAGCGACGGTCGATTGCGTCGGAAACGGACTGAAGCTCAACGCGAAGCCGAATGCTGCAGCTTTGCGGCTCGATCCTGTCCGCGCCGCGGAATGGGCGAAGCTCTGCGAAGCGCGTTTCGCGGTATATGCCAATCGTGCGTGGGATTGCGACGTCGAAGGGCGTCGTCATTTTGGCCAAATGCAAGCAGCTCAATACAAGAGCTGGTTTGGATTCGGCGAGATGGTCGCCGAACTGCCTTGGCGTCCGCGCGTCGGGTCGAGGTATGGCACGAAGGTCCGCCTTGTCGCGCCGCATCGGCTCTCGCAGCGCACGGATATTGGCAATCGCCTCATCCAGGGCGTGCGCATGGATCCGGACGGATTGCCCGTGTCGTACCTGTTCGCGCCCAATAATCGGCTCTCAAACCTCATGTCGGCGCCGGCGGCCCCTATCGGGGAAGTGGAAGTCGCCGCGCGTGACGCGATGGGACGTCCGAAGATCATTCATAATTTCGACGGCGCGATCAGCACGACGCGTGGCATCTCGGTCATGGTGCCTGTGCTCAAGGTTGCCCGCCAATTCGATCAGCTTGCCAATGCGACATTGATGCAGAACATCGTCCGCTCGCTGTTCGCCTTCTCGATCGAGAGCGATCAGCCGACCGACGATGTGCTGAGCGCGTTGCTCACGCCGGAAGAACAGGCCGCGGCGGCAACGCAGGGCATGTCGGCCATGGAAGCGTGGTTTGCCTCCCAAGCGGGCTGGTACGACAAGAAAAACATCGACGTCGGCATCACGGGCCGCGGAGCGCAGCTCTATCCCGGCCAGCACCTTGAATTTCACACCTCTCAAGGTCCGAGCGCTGATTATCGCGAGTTCGCAAAGGATCTTCTGCGCGAGAATGCGCGCTGCATTGGCATCACCTACGAAGGGTTCACGGGTGATTACGCCGGCGTGACCTTCTCTTCGATGAAGGTGGCGACCGACTACAATTGGCGTGTCATCTGCTATCGCCGGAAGAACATCGTCTCGCCCTTCTGCCAGGGCGTCTATGAAGGGTGGCTCGAAGAGGAAATTGAGCAAGGTGGACCGCTGGCTCTGCCCGGCGGCATCGATCAATTCCATGAGAACCGCGCCGAGATCTGCAATGCCGACTGGACGGGCTCGCCGAAGCCGACGCCGGATGAGCTGAAGGCGGCGAACGAGCGCTTGCTCCGGCTGCGCATGGGCGCCGCGTCTCAGCAAATGGTCTGCGAGGAGTATGGCGTCGACTACGAAGACGTCTGTGCCGAGAAGGCCGCGGCGAGAACGATCAGGGAGAAATATGGCCTCCCCGACGAGGATCTGACGAATGCCGGCGTCGCTGCCGATCCCAACGTGGATCCAGAGACCGGCGATCCGAAGAAAGACAATCCGCCGAGCCCGGCGAAGGACAAACAACCGGAGCCGGCGTGATGGTGATCGATTATTCGGACCCGGCTCAAACCTTGCCGATCCTGCAGAAAGCGTTGGTGAACCTGCTTTCCGGGCAGATGGTGCAGACCGTTGATATTCCCGGACCCAACGGGAGCAAGCGCGTGACCTATCAATCGAGCAATCTCAACGCCTTGAAGGAAGAGATTTCGCGCTGTGAGGCTGCGATTGCGCAAGGCGGCAAGAAGCCTCGGCGCTACGCGATAAGGGCTGGCTGACATGAACCTTCATCCTTCGCAGATCGCGCGGAAGATCATCAATCGTCCGCTCTTGCTGCATCCGGCGAGCGCTCAGGTTGTTCTTTGGGCGCTTCGCGAGCATCTGGGCGCCAATATCAGCCTTGATGAAGGCGCGAAGCCGGAAGGCCCGGAAGCCACACGCTTCGTTGGCTCGCGCAAGCGTAAGGGCGGCGGCAGCGCAATGACCCGGGCGCACAATGGCGTCGGGCTTATCTCGATCGTCGGCGAGCTGGTCAATCGCGGTGCATGGCTCGATGCGAGCTCAGGCCTCGTTTCCTATGAAGGCATTGCCGCGCAGCTCAAAGAGGCCGCGGCCGATCCTGAGATCCACTCCATCCTTCTGGATATCGATAGTCCTGGCGGAGAAGCGCTCGGAATGTCGACCATTGCGGGTCTTGTTCGCAGCGTAAATTCGGTCAAGCCAGTTACCGCCGTCGTGAACGACATGGCCGCGAGCGCGGCATACGGAATCGCCAGCGGCGCGAAGGAGATCGTTGTTTCGAATACGTCCCTCGCGGGATCTATCGGCGTGCTCCTCATGCATGTCGATTATTCACAGTATCTCGCCAAGGAAGGCATCAAGCCGACCCTCATCTATGCCGGCGCCCACAAAGTCGACGGCAACCCCTTCGGTCCCCTGTCGGAACAAGTGACGGAAGATCTGAAACAGGAGGTCTTGGCCTTCTATGACGACTTCCTCGCGAGCGTCGCCGCTGGCCGCGGGGCGCACTTGGATGCAAGCGCTGCTCGTGCCACAGAAGCCAGGATCTTCATGGGCAAGGAAGCGGTCGCTAAAGGCGTGGCTGATCGCGTCGGTACTTTCGATCAGGTTTTGCAGGAGCTTTCAACGCGTTCTGGTGTGAAGAAGGGCCAGACGCCCAACGGAGGTTTGACGATGAAGACTTACACCGAAGAGGAATACAACGCTGGCGTCGCCGCGGCGCGGACCGAAGGCGTCGCCGATGGCGAGAAGAAAGGCAGAGAAGCTGGGGCGACTGCCGAGCGCGAGCGCATGTCCGCCATTCTGACGTCGGAAGAAGCCAAGGGGCGCGAAGGCCAGGCTGCGACACTCGCGGCGACGTCGGTCACGGCCGAAGAGGCGAAGAAGGTTCTCGCCTCCACGCCGGTCGGAAGCAAAACGCCGACGATCGAACAGCGCAACAACAAGGAAACCGAAGTCGGCGCGACGATCGAGAACGGCGGCAAGAAGGATTTCACCGCTCTCTGGGACAAGAGTGTCGCGAACCACAATCGTCGCTTTGGCGCGAAGCGCTAACCAAACAGAACGCATCGATCAGGGCGCGGACGGGATGCCGTCCGCGCCCATTTCCGTGCGCTTTGCACATTCAGCGGTCAACAAAGGAGACCATCATGCAGGAGTTCACCGAAAAGTCCCGCTCGATCGAAGCGGTACTCCGCGAGCTTCCGATTTCCCGTCGGAAAGGCATTCTCGCGGCATCTCAGACCATCGCGGCGTGTTCGCTTCTCGCTCTCGTCGCCGTCGCCGCTTCGCAGCAAGTGGGCGCGGCGACCGCCATCGGCGTCAATGCCGGCAACGGTGCATTCGGAGCCGTGACGGCGGACGACAACGCCCCAGCCGGGCGTTACACCATCGTCTTCGTTGAAGCCGAAGCCAACGCGGGCCGTTATGTGGTTTACAAGCCCGACGGCACCGAAGATGGCCACGGAGCGATTGGGGCCGCGTACAACGGCACGATCAATTTCAATCCGGCCGACGGTGCGAATGACTTCAAGGCTGGCGACAGCTTCTATGTCGACGTCTCCTACGATCCCGCAGATCAGCAATATGTCGCGTGGGACCCCGACGGCGCGGACGGTTCGGAAGTGGCCTCCGCCATGTCGCTCTACGCCTATGAAACCGGCGAAGGCGAAACGCTCGACATCGCCACAATCGACCGGCTTGCAGATCTCAATACGAACCTCATCGCGTGGCCGGATGGCGCTGACGACGATGCGAAAGCGGCTGCGGCCGCAAGCTTGGAGAAGTTGAAGGGCATCCGCCTCTTCTAATTCCACAGCACCAGGCCTCATCGATCAGGGCGCGGACGGGATGCCGTCCGCGCCCATTTCCGTGCGGCCCTGCACGAGCGACCGCTCTGCGCGGCGCCAGCACTCAAGGAGACAATCATGCTCGATATCTTCAACACGGAACCTTTCAAGGTTGTCCAGCTCGCGGATGCGATCAACAAGCTGGAATTCGTCCCCGGCCGCATCGCCGAGGGTGGCATCTTCGACAGCGACGGTGTGAACACCGTGGACATCGCGATCGAAGAAAAGACGCAGATGATCACGCTTATCCCGCGCACCCCGCGCGGTGCGCCGGGCACGACGGTCGGCCGCACCAATCGCACGCTGCGCAAGCTCGGCATTCCGCACCACCAGGTCGATGATGCGATCTGGGCGGATGCCGTGCAGGGCTGCCGCGACTTCGGCACCGAAGAAGGCGTCATGGACTTCATGGCCCTCGTGAATGAGCGCGCGGGCGAGCACTCGCAGAATTTCGCCGTAACCGAAGAGTATTCGCAGCTCGGCGCGATCAAGGGCACGATCGCCTATGCCGACGGCGGCACGCTGAACCTCTTTACGGAGTTCAACGTGAATCAGCTCGCCGAGATCGATTTCGATCTCGACAATGCGAACCCCGCGGACGGCGTGCTGCGCAAGAAATGCGCGGGCGTCATCCGCAGCATTGCGGCGGAAGCAAAGGGGCTGCCGTGGAGCGGCACCGCCCGCGCTTTCTGCGGCGACAACTTCTTCGATGACCTTCTGGCCCACAAAGAAGTGCGCGATACCTTCAAGAATTGGCCGGAAGCGCAGATCCTCCGTGAGGGCTATATTGAGCCCAACGGCAAGAGCTATGGCGCCTTCGAGTTCGGCGGCATCGTATGGGAGAACTACCGCGGTGCGGTGGGCAATACCCCCATGGTGGACACCGACAAGTGCCACATCTTCCCGATCGCAGCGCCGGGAATCTTCTTCCGCACCCGCTACGCACCGGCGGACTACATCGAGACGGTCAACAAGAAGGGCCAGCGCCTATACGTCAAGGGCATGACGATGCGCAACGACAAGGGTTATGACCTGGAAATCCAGACGAACCCGATCCACTACTGCCGCCTCCCGCGCGTGCTCATCCAGGGCAAGCGCACGTAACGTGTCGGCATTCTCAGAAGCCAACGATGCATCCTTCGATGATGACAACATCGCGGAGGATGCGTCATGGCTTGCGGATGGCGAGAATGATGCGGTTCCCGTCCGCATTATTCTCGCTACTCCGGACGTCCAGCTCCGGATGGGCCAATCGCGGCTTATGGCGGGCAGTGTGCTCTTTCAGGTGCGCCAGAGCGAAGTTTCCTCGCCGGAGGAGAGCCATCGCTTCGTGCGCACGAAAACGGGACAGAATTACGAGATCACCGGTGAGCCGCAGATCGATGATCTCGGCCTGAACTGGCATTGTGAGGCAATTCCGGTCGCGCCATGAAACATTCTGTTTCGGAGCCTGACTTCTCGGGGCTCAGGACATATTTGGAGCGCGTCACCGCTCGCGCGGTGACTGGCGGCATCGATGAAGGCCTCAAGGGTTTTGTGGGCGAGCTGCGCGATCAAGTCGCGTCCGCCGGCATGGGCCAGCGCCTCGCCAATACATGGCGAGGGAATCGGTATCCGCTTGGCCGCGATAGTATCGACGCTGCGGCGTTTGTCGTTTCCCGCGTGCCAGACATCATCGATGCGTTCGCCCGCGGCGCGGTTATCCGCACGGTCAACGGAAAAAAATATCTGGCAATCCCGAGTGAGAACGTTCCGCGCGTGATCGCGGGCGGACGGGGCTCGAAAAAGCGAATGACGCCGGAACAGGTTGAAACATATTTCAACCAGGACCTTAAGTTTGCGCCTTCGAAAAAGGGCAAGGGCGAGCTTATCGCGTTTATCGATGCGGTCGGTGGCTCTGCTCACGGCTTCAGGCGAGCGACGGGAAAGCAGCTCGGCCGCCTCTATCGGGGCCGCGGGCTCTCGAAGCACGTTCAAATTTTGATGTTCACGATGGTCCCGACAGTGCGGATGCAAAAGCGCCTCGATCCCGACGGCAGCTTCGCGCATTGGAGCGACCGTACGGGCGACTTTATCGCAGAGCGGTTAAGCGACACATGACAGCCTTCGACAGCAACGCCATGTTGAACGGGGTTGAGGCTCTTGTGCGCCGCGCGCTGCCGGTAGCGAAGCTTCAGCGCAATGGTGGCAAGCCTCAGCGCGTCGATCCGGCCGGCAATGTCGTGATCCGCGATGGAACGCCAGAGATTGAAGGCGAGGAGCTCTCGCCGCACGTCTACTACGTGGCCCACCGCATTCAGCTTGAAATCGCCGCATTTCAGCAAACAGGCGTGAGCGCCACCGATGCGCTTAAGCAGATGCTGGCAAGCATCGGCAACGAGCTGGTGGCAGACCCGACGCTCGGAGGCCTCGTGGAGCTCATCGAGGCCGATGCGGTCGAGGACGACGATCTCGAAGATCAAGGAACGCCATCGGGCGAATGGGCCAACGTAGCGCTCATCGCTCACTACGCAACGTCAAGCCTTCTTTTCTGACAGGAGAGACTTCATGCCGACCACTGCGAAGCGCGCTCGCGGCGCAAATGCCAAACTCGCATTTGCTTTTGGCGACGAATACGACACCCCGCCGGATGAGGGCAGCTATTGGCAGCTTCCGTTTATCTCGTCCGCGCTCGGCGCCGAACAGGCGCTCGAAGCCGATGATACGCTCGGCCAAGGCCGGGGCATGAACGATCCGTCGGACAGCAATATCACCAACACCGGTGACGTCGTTGTACCGGTCGACGTTCGCAATATCGGCGTGTGGTACAAGCTCTTCATGGGCGATCCCACGACCGTTGCGCTCGATCATGCAACCGGTTCCGCAAAGCTCTCTGCGCAGCCCGCCGCGAACTCCACATTTACGGTCAATGGAACGGCGTTCACATTTGTTGCGGCCGATCCCGAGGGCAATGAGATCCTGATCGGCGCTGACGTCGATGCAACTTCAACAGCCATCGCGGCTGCACTGAATGCGAGCGTCGTTGCTGGCGTTGCCCAGGCCACCTACGCGGCGGCCGACGATACCGTCACCATCAATTACGATGCCGCTGGCCTCGCCGGCAACGCATTCACGCTTGCAGCGTCGGCGGATGCCCATTTGGAGTTGTCGGGACCCACCCTCACTGGTGGCACCGTCAAGCACACCTTTGTCTCGGAAGCGGAGGATTTGCCCGCCGGCTTCGCCGAGATTCAGAAACCAGACGTGCTGCGATTTGGCATGAACCGCCAAATTCGCGGCGGCAAGTGTGCTATCGCCGTTTCTCCGAAAGGCAAACTCAACGCGACATGCAGTCTCGTTGCGAAGGGGGAGGATCTGGCGAACGAGAGCGCTTGCGGCGATCTCACCAACATGGACGTCCTGCGCTTCTCTCAAGCTTTCGGCGAGATCACCCGCGAGGGCGTCGCCATGGGACAGGTCGTGAGCGCGTCCGTGAATTATGATAATTCGCTCGATACCGTCGAAGTGGTTCGGAACGATGCGGAGATTGAGGATGCGGATCCTGGTTCTTCGGTCGCCAGCGGCGACGTTGTTGTGCGCCTTTCCGACGCCAACAAGGACATTCCGACTGGCCAGAACAATCCGTGCGGGTTGACATATGGATGGACCGTCCCCGGAACGAACTTCAGCCTGAAATACACGATCCCGCGCGCCTTCCTGCCGCGTGTCAAGGACTCCATCACCGGCCCCGGCGGCATCCAAAAGACCTATTCGTGGCAATCGTCCTCGCCGGATGAGGGGCACACTCTCACCGTTGAGCTTGTGAACGATGTCGCGAACTACAACAACCCGGCCTAGTCCAAGGCCAGAGAGGAGCATCGCCGGTGTTTTTGATCTCTGACGACAAGCCGACAGGTCCATATTGGAAGGAGTTTCAGCGCACGGGAATTCGTGTGCAGCTCCGTCCAATCGATCAAGCCATGATGATCAGCGCGCGCTATGTCGCGACCGCTTCGGCGGCCGCCGCAGCGCAGGAATATGAGAAGGCCGGGAAAACGTGGACCGTTGCCGATCAGGCCGCCGTCCTTAATACAGCGTTTAATCTGCAGCTCGCAAAGAGCGCGATTGTCGCTTGGGAAGGTGTCGGCCTCAAAGTGGCACAGAAAGAAACGGCAAAGCGCGTGAAGAAGCCGAAGAAGGAAAAGGCGGCTGTCGTGACGGAGGCGAATATCGAGGCCGCCATGCGCGATATGGCGTTCTACGACGACTTCGATGATGTGTACGTCATTCCCAACATGCCGGACGCCACAAGAAAAAACGGATAATCGCCCTCTGCCGTTGGCACTTCGGCGGTGGGCCGAGTTATTGCAAAAGTTGCATCACTCTCAACAAAGTGCGGTGCGAAGAGTGCGCCTACACCGTGAATGAAGCTCGATCGCCAGAGGAGGCGGTCATGTGGGAGCTCATCATACGGTGCTCGGCGCAGGTTCGCGCGAACGTGGAAGGCATTTATAGCGGAGAAGGCCACTTGCTGGGCATCAAGCCGAGCATTGTGGGTCTCGACTTCCCCGCTTGGATGCAAATGGCTGCCGTAATGGGGGCCGACAGATCTTTCCTCTCCGAATTACTGCCGGAGATCGAAGGTGCAATCCTCATGGGTTCGACCGAAGAGGCCGATCCGGAGGACGAGGACCCGCCGGATTGGAAATGACCGGCTAAACTTCATCGGAGCGTCGCATGGGAAGGGAGATCAAGTTCCGCATTGCTGCGGACGGTTCCTCTGCGCGCAGCGAGTACGCCGGCGTCGAACAAGCCGGGCGAAAAACCTACGACAGCCTAAGCTCCATGGCGGCGGCCACAATGGCCGCCGAAAAGCAGAACGAAACCCAAATCCGCGCCGTTGGCGATGCCGTCAAGACGGCCGCGGATAGCTGGGCCGTTTTCGACATCGCGGCGAAGGCCTCAACCGATCGTCAGGCCGCGAACCTCGCGCGCCTGGCGCAGATCGCCAAGGAGACCGCCTCTTCCGACGTAGCGCAAAACAATTTCAACGCCTTCATGGGTGTTGGCCAGGCGCCAACATCGGCAAAGGCCTCCGCGGCGTTCTTCCAGGAGCAGATCGCCGCGGCCGACGCGGCCACCGCGGCCATCGCCGGCGTCGTTGCGGAATCGCGCGAAGCAGAGGCCGTGCTTGCCCAGATGGGCAACGCCAATCTCGGCCGCGCTCTGTCGGATGCGGCTGCGAAGGCCGCCGATCTCGAGGCGCGAGCCGCTTCGCTGCGCGCGGCCATCGATCCTCTTACAGCCGCGGAACAGCGCTACAGCGCAGAGCTGGCGCGCAACAAGGAATTGGCCGACGCGAATAAGATCAGCGCTACGGAGCTCGCTGCGGCCAATGACCTTGCGAAGAAGCGCTTCGACGCTACCCGACTGGCTCTTGGACAGCTCGGCGACGACGGTCGCCTCGCCGGCTACCAGATTACGAACCTGAGCTATCAGCTCAATGACGTCGTAACCCAGCTCGCATCGGGCTCAAATCCCCTCACCGTTCTGGTCCAACAGGGCCTCCAAATCCGGCAGATCTTCGGAAACGATATCAGCGCGGGCGGTATCCTCAGCGGATTGCTCCAAGGCCTGAAGGCCTTCGTTCCGGTCACAGCCGCTGTCTATGGAGGTCTCCTGGCCATCGCAGGTGGCATCGTCTACGCCTATGCCAGCTATCAAAGTGGCGTCCGCGAGCTGAATGCCTCGCTGGCCGGCAAAGGTGCAGCTTCCGGCGCAAGCGCAAATCAGATGGAACAGATCGCGGAAGCCGCGAACGCCAGCTCGAAGATCACGGTGGGCGCAGCGCGCGACATCGAAGAAGCCTTTGCCAAAACGGGCAAGATCGGCGTCGATAATTTTCAGCAGCTCATCGATATCACAAAGAAGTATTCCCGCGAGAGCGGGCAGGATCTCGACAAGGCACGCGATGAGCTGGCGGGCGCATTCGGCGGCCAGGACCTTCTGCAGGGTATCGATGCGCTCGATCAGAAGCTCGGCTTCCTCGATGACAAGACGCGCGAGCATATCCGCAGCTTGATCGACATGAACGACCGTGAGGGCGCGCTGAAATTCACCCTCAATGCCATGAACCCCGCTTTGGACGAATCCGCCCGGCACGTATCCGGGATCGCGGCGGCATGGGATAGCGTCAAGGCCGCAGTTTCCGGCGCGATCACCTATATCGGCCGCGCTATCGCCGGTGCCGGCGAAGATGCGCAGATCAAGTTTCTGACGCAATACATCAAAGATCTACAGGACAAGAAGATTGTCCCGCTCGATGGCCGCACGACGGAGCAAGCCATCGCGGATGCGGAAAGCAAGTTGCAAGCCCTTCAGAAACAGGCCGATGCCGTGAGCAAGCGCGCTGACGATCAGCGCGCTCGCGACGCCTCCAAGCTGTCCGCCGCGACGGCCGTCAACCTGGAGCCAAACGAAGTGCTTTTGCGGAATCTGCAGAAGCAACAGGCTGACTTGAACGCCTCTCTGACCACGCCCGGCGCACAGGCCAAGATGACGGCCGATGATCTCGCCTTGGTGAAGGATCGCTATGACGCGGTGACGCGCGCGATAACGTCCCTGCGGGATGAGCATGGAAAGCTGATCACTGCGGAAGACGTCACAATCCAGAAAGAACAAATTGCGGCGAAGCTTGCGGCCACCCCGAATGATGCCGCGCATGCGGATATTCGCCAAAAGCTGCTCGAGCAACAAAAGTCCCTCGATTTGACCGGCAAGGTCGTCACGGCCGCGCAAGCCGAAAAGGAAGTGCAGCTCGCCGGCGCGAAGGCGTATGGCGAAGCTAGCCAGCACATCGACGCAAAAACGAAGTCGCAAGAGCGCAATACGGCGATTGTGGAGGCACAGACGCGTGCCGAGCTCAACCTCGCTCAGGCCTACATGACAAGCAGCGCCGCCGCGGCCGTCGCCGAGGCCCGCAAACAAGCCATGATCGAGGGCGCCAAGAACGGAATCGATATCGACACGCGCGCTTCTCAGATCCTTGCGAAGCTTGTCGGCGATGCTGCGGTCACTGGCGGCAAGGCCGTGGATCAGATGCGGGGCGAAATCGACGCCCGCGCCGGCGTGAATAAGTCGCTCGCAGATGGGAGCCTCGCCTACGGAGACCTCGAGAGCCAAATGCAGCTCGAATTGATGCTGCGTCCCTTGATCACCGCCCGGATCATCGATGCGGGCAAGAACTACGGCCAGCTTACTGACATCATCAACGAGCTGACGAAGGCCCATGGCGATCTCAGCGACGCCGAAAAGAAAACGGCTATGTTGTCGGCTGTCGCGGCGCAGCAAGATCAGCTCGACATCCTCAAGCAGCAATTCGCGATCATCGGCCTCAACGAGAGCCAGCAAGCCATCATCGTGGCGCAGCTTCGCGAAGCGGTGGACCTTCGCAAACAGGGCGTCGACCTCGAAAGCGACCTTGCCAAGAAGCGCATCCAGAACGCCGGCGCCATCGAGCAGGAAAATCAGGCGCTTCAACGTCAGAAGGATGCCATCAAGGGTGTCCAGGACGTCACGTCGCAGACGATTGATGATATCACCGGGCTCCTCACTGGGTCGAAGCTAAAGGACGTCGAGACGAGTATCCTTGGAAACTTCGCGAAGGAGATCGCGACGCTTGGCGTCGCGAACCCCGCGAAGAACGCGATGCTCGGACAGAACAACCCCACGATGGGTGACGTCGGCGGCATCGGCGGCTTCTTCAAGACACTTCTCGGCGCGGGCGCGCCGGATGGCAGCCAGCAGAATCCGTATTATGTGCTGCCCGCATCGCAGGTGGCGGGAATGATTGGCGGCGCAAACCCGCTCAATCTCACCGATCCCAAGGCTCTGCTCAGCGCCGCGGCAACGTCGATCGAGAATGGTGGCCAGAAGGCCGCCACAGCCATCGGCAAAACGCTTGACGAAAATGGTGGCTCGCTCGCGGATAAGCTCGGCAGCGCTCTTGAAGATGGTGCCAATTGGCTCATCAAAGGTATTGGCAGCCTGTTCGGTGGCGGCTCAGGCGGCGGCTTCTTCAGCGACGTGGGAGGACTTCTTGCCTCCGTGTTCCACGAGGGCACGCCGAGCGTGGGGGATACCGCCGCGCCGATGCGGTTCATTCCCGCGTCAGCGGTGGCGCGCGCGCCGCGCTTCCACAACGGGCTCAACAGCGATGAATTCCTCTCGGTGCTTCAGCGCGGCGAAGGAGTGATCAGCCGCGCCGATATGCGCAAGGCCCGGCAGCCGAGCGCGATGGCGCCGCTTCCCATGCAGATCACCGTGAAAGTAGATGGAGCACGCGGCAGCAAGGAAATCGCGGACGCGGCGGAGGCCGGTGCGCAGCGCGCGATCAGAGCCAGCGCTCAGATGTTGACGCAATATGACCGGCAATTGGATCGCCGCATCGTGCCGACGATCCGTCGCTCGGCGCAGGACCCGAGGTGGCGTCCGTGACCACGGTATATCCGATGACGGGCCTCCTCGAGGCGATGCAGATCACTCAGGCATCGTTCAATGCATCGCGGGGGCAGGAAAATAGCGGTACTGGCGCTGGCATCATCTTGGCAAAGGATCTGCGCCCCACACTGTGGCAAGCCAAGTTCACTTCACGCGCAGTGCCGCACGGCCTCGCATTGCAATATCAGGCGAGGTTGAATGCGCTTCAGGGCTCTATATTCAGCTTTTACGGCTTCAACCCGATGGCGCGCTATCCGCAATCGGACATTACGGGCGCGGTCCTGGGCGCGCACACGGTCAAGATCGCGGCGCTCGGGGACGATAACAAGTCGCTGAGCTTCAAAGGTCTACCTGCCGCCTACAAACTGACGCTGGGGGACTTTTTCTGCTTCGACTATGGCGCCCCATCCGCGCGCGCATTCCATCAGATATTGGAGAGCGTGACTGCGGACGGTGCGGGCAACACCGATGCTTTCGAGGTGTATCCGAACATACGGCCTGGCGCCGCGGTCAACGCTGTCGTCACGCTGAAAACGCCGACGTGCGAAATGAAGGTCATTCCCGGAACGGACGATCTGACGACGCAGGATAGATACAGAAGCGTTTTCTCCTTTCAGGCCAGGCAGAACCGCTAAATGTTTGAAGTCGATCCAGCCATAGTTACCGCTCTCGGGAAGCGAGAGCTCTACGCGCGCTTTCTCGTTTCGGTAGTCGCCAAGGATTTCGATTCTGGCGAGGAGGTCGCGGGCCGCTTCTGGAACGATGTCAGTGTTTCCGAAATCGCCTATATCGATGGGGACACGCGTGAGACAACGACCGGAGATTTCACGGGTCTCGGCGATGCCTTGAAGGTCGATGATATTCTGCTCACGAGCACGATCGAAGTCCGCACGCTCAATATCACGCTCGATGGCGTGAATGATCAGGTTCGTGATCTGATACGGGGATACGATCTTCGAAATGCACCGGTCCAAGTGCATTTGGCCGTGTTTGATCCCAATACTCACGATCTGGTGGCAGCGGCGATCCCTGTTTTCATGGGCTTTGTCGATGGCAATCCCATCGAGGCGCCAGCGGTTCCGCTCGAAGGCGGCGCAGCCGAAGGTAGCGTCACCTGGTCTTGCGTGAGCCATAGCCGCGAGCTCACGCGTGCCAGCGCGGAAAAGGCCAGCGACGCGAGCCAGCGTCTTAGAAATCCAGACGACGCATTCTTTCAGGATGTGGACGTCATTGCAGATTGGGAAATTCAATGGGGACTAAAAAAGGGCCGTGTCGTGCCGCCGCCGGCGAAACCGACAATTCCGGGGCTGATCGGTGCCGCGATAGCGCTGGCCAGCGGTTAACCCGCCACCCCCAGTGGCGTTCGCGTCTCGACGCAGTTTTCGCAGAGACGGACCGCGCCGCGTTCGATTGGGGCGATCACGATTGCGCTCTATGGGCCGCTCGCTGCGTCGAGGCAGTCACGGGCGTCGATCCGGCGGCTCAGCTTCGCGGGACGTACGGCGACGCCAGGAGCGCAATGAAGGCGCTCCGCTCGACCGGCGCGAAAACGCTGCTCGAATACCTGAGCGCGAACTTCGAAGAAGTCAGCCATCCGTCGGCAGCGCAATTCGCCGATCTTGCCTGGATGCCTGGCGAGGAGACCGGAGAGGCGTTGGGCATCTTTGTCGGTGAAATGATCAGGGTTGTGGGCGCCACCGGCGCGAACTTCGTGCCGCGCACGCGGGCTGTCAGGGCGTTCAAGATCACATAATGCGCAATTTCAGGCTGTTCATAACCGTGCTGGCATCTGCCATCGCGGCGACGACGCCTGCCTACGCGGATCCGGTGTCGGGTTTGATCGTCGCCGCGCTGAGCACGATCGGCGTTTCGACAACCATCGCGGCCGTCAACACATTCCTGATTTCCAGCGCGCTCGCGCTCGGCGCGACCTACGTGCAGAAGGCCGTGACGGGCAAGCCCAAGCAAGGCGTGGGCGGATCGAGCGGCAAAATCCAGACCGGCGGCGTGCTGGCGCGAAGCTTCATCGTTGGCCGCGGAATAACGGGCGGAAAGGCCGTCTATTTCAATACGTGGGGCAAGGTCGACAAGACGCCTAACGCGTACTTCACCATGGTCATTGCGCTGCAAGACCTTCCCATGACGGGTCTTGTCGAATTCTGGATGGCCGATACGAAGTGCACGTACGACACGTCGGGCGTCGCCGAGGATTGGGGATATCCCGTTCCGGAATTTCATATCAACGGGAAAGACTATCTCTGGGTAAAGGTCTATGACGGCACGCAGACCGTTGCGGACCCTTGGCTTGTTTCGCAATTCGGCGCGGACCCGAGCCGGCCGTATGGCGCCAACCGCGTCGGATATGGCGTGCCGTACGTCGTTGTCACGGCGCGCGATGATCCGACGATCTACAGCGGCTTTCCGACTTACAAATGGGTTGTGGACGGCATCAAGGTCTACGACCCGCGCAAGGATTCCACTGTTGGCGGCTCTGGAACGCATCGGTTTGGGCTTTATGGCACGTATGAGCACAGCCTCAATCCGAAGACGATTGAATATAATCTGTTCCGCGGGCTGAACTGGAACGGAACGTGGTTCTACGGCCTACAAAACCTCAATGCTTCGAGGCTTCCGCTGAGCGCGTGGTTTGCCGCGATGAACGAATGCGATCGAGAGATCGCGCTCGCCGGCGGAGGAACGGTCGCGCAGTTTCAATGCGGTGGCGAAATCACGGTCGACACGCCGACAGCCGATCTTGTCGATGAGCTCAACAAGTCTTGCAATGGCCGCACGGCCGAGATTGGAGGCATCTATAAGCCGTGGGTAGGTGCGGCGGGATCCGCCGTGCTCACCTTCACCGATGATGACGTGATCACGACGGAGAAACAGTCGGACACGCCCTTCCCCAGCCTGGATCAAACCATCAACGGCATGACGGGATCATATCCCGAGCCCGCCGCAGCCTACGCTGCGAAGGACGCGCCGCCGCTCTACAATCCGGACCTCGAGGCTGCCGACAACAATCGACGGCTCACGGCTGACGTGTCCTACAATATGGTCCCGTTTGGCGAGCAGGTGCAGCGGCTCATGAAGTCGGGAAGCGCCGATGCGCGCAAGTTCCGAAACAATGCTGTCGTCTTGGGCCCTTCGGCTTTTGGTATCGAGCCAGTCGTAGATTTCGCGCGCTGGACGTCCCCGCGCCGCGGCTACGAAAACAAGCTCATGAGCATCGAGGGCGTCACCATTGCGGCGAACCTCGGCATTGGACTGGTGGTCAAGGAGGTCGATCCTTCGGACTACGATTGGGATCCCGACGAAGACTACAGCACGCCCAATCATGGCTCGCTCATCCGCGTGCGTCCGCCGGCGCAGACATTGGCGGGATTTTCCGTCGAGGGCGTCGCAATCCCAGGAGACGGAGGCCGTCAGAAGCCGGCAATTCGTCTCCATTGGGATCCTGATCAGGACGATATCGACGGCGTTCAATACATCGTGTCGCTGGCGAGCAGCGGGGCCGTGGTGCTGGCCGGCCAGACCGATCATTGGCAGGACGGCGAAGGCGACATTACGGCAGGGCTATCTTCGGCCACCAATTACAATGTCGAGGCGAGATATCGGTCAAAATCCGATAGGCAGCAGGATTGGACGCCTCCCCTTCCTGTCACGACGCCGGACATACGCATAGATGCCGAGGACATCTATGATGAAGCTATCGGCTTTCAGCAGTTCCGCCAGGAAGTTCGCGACATGCAGAACTTCATTGGCAGCCAAGCTCGGGCGCTCATGGACGAGCTGCAGCTCGCCATCCACGGCAGCATGGAGGGAATGCTCGGCGGAATGTCCGACGTGCAGACGCTTCGCGAAGAACTGCACTCTAAAGCACAAGACTTAACCGCGGATTACACTCGCGCCATCGAAGTAGCGACTGGCCCGCTCGGTGCTGCAGTTGTCGTCCTTGAGGAATTGTCAGCCGCTTATGGCGGCGAAGCCCTCTCCGATATCGTCCTCGGGCTGGACTCGCGGATTACCGATAACGCTGGCGATATCGCTGCGAGCAATGACTTAATCGACTCGCTGACTTCGCTTGTCGGAAATTTTTCGGCGTCCGGGCTTTTTCGTGTAAGCACCAACGCAAGTATCAATGGGGCCGCGGCAACGATCGCGATAGCGGCCGCCGCCTCTTCGGGCGGTTCGGCGTCGACGGCTGCGATGTATGTCAACGCCAAGACGGATGGCACTTCCGAGATCATTTTCTCGGCCTCACGCATATTGATGACGGATGGAACGAATTTCGACAATCCGTTCCTATATTCCGCAGGATCGCTATACGTAAAGAGTGCAGTCATTCCGAATCTCGATGCTTCGATCATCAATACCGGCATTCTAAATGTTAACCGTATCAACGGATTGTCGGCTGATCAGTTTATCGCCAACGGAATGACGAAATCGGCGCTCACGCAGCCTTCGAGCCCGAGCGCCACGTCCGGAACGAGCTCTGCCAAGTTTTTGCAAGCTTCTAACTATACGCCCAAGGGAACCGGATTCATTTCTATCACGGCGAGCGTTGCTTGGCAGATTACGCCCGTCAACTCGCACAAGATCGATCACCAGCTCTACTGTCGAGCGCGGGATGTGGCATCAGGGACATATCGGTCAATCAACGGTGGTACGCCGATACAGATCGTGCAGAGCAACGGCACCGCTGATATTTTCGGATCCTGGTCATGGAGATTTGTCGATACTGTCCCGAGCGCAGCTTCGACAGCTTATGAAATATGGTATAGCGCCTTTGATGAAAGCACGGTCGCATTCGTAGCCGGATGTGTGATTCAAGGCGGCGGTGGGACAAATATGTTGATCGAGGAATTCAAAGCGTAGCCGATAGGTTCGGCTACGCTTTGATCTTCATAGGTAGAAGTTAAAGCCCACGCTGCCGACGAGAGCGCTTTTCGCTACGCCGTTGAAATCCGCGGATTGATAGCGCCCCATGAAACGAACTCCGAAGTACGGCGCCGGCCTCCATTCGACACCGACGCCGCCGCGATAGCCGAGCTCGGTTTTATGCGCCGTGGTGGCGCCGCTGGCGATCACGTCGATCTTCGCGCGGCCGGACAGATACGAAAGGCCGGCTGTGCCAAATGCGGCGACCCCGCTGTTTCCAAGCGGCAGATAGGCGAAGCCGTCCAAGGTCGGCCCTGAAATGGTGACGTCGGTTTTCGCGACCAATGGACCTTTTACACCAGCAGCGGGCGGGGGGCCGTAAATGTCGCGGTCACCGGTGGATTGCGTGTAGCCAAGCTCGGCCGCGAAATATCCGTTCCAACGCGCTCCGACGTGAATGTCGATGCCGTTATCGAGGCTGTTCGCGAGAACCTTGTCGAACGGAGCTTCCCAGCTCGGCTTCGTATATTGGTAATCGCCGCCCACATAGAAGAGCCAATTGTTTCCATTCCCGCGCGCATCGGCGGAGGAGGAGAAACAAGCAAGTGCAAGCGCAGCGATAGCGAATGAAGTCTTGAAGTTCATTTGATGCCCCACAGTCCGAGTAAAACGGCGCGATACGACTCCGGCTCGGGGAGTCCTGTCAAGACTTGAACCTGCTCAACCGGTGGTTAACACATGAAAAGCGAAGAAAAGCCCTCAGAATTGTTCGTTCGGAACGCTCAGAGCGCCCTGATAGAGAAGGACTTCCACTTGAAGATCCTCTCGGACCGCGCTTGCACCTTGGCCGCCGAGCGCGATCAGTGGCGAGCGCTGTCGGAAGCTAACGCTGCCAGAATTGCCGAGCTTGAAAGGATGGTCGAAATCCTTCGTCCGCCGAAGCCAACAGTTTCGGAAGAATAGCAAGCCCCTTTGCCAATACCGCAAGCCGCCCTCGCCGGGCGGCTTTTTTGTTGGGTGAAACATGCCTCCTATCAATTCGTACAGCGCCGGTACCGTGAGCGTAGCCAACGGAAGCGATACCGTCATAGGCGTTGGGACTGCATTTCTCGACATCGCATTGCAGCCTGGCGATCAATTCTGGAATCAGGACGGAACGGCCAGCCAGCGTATTCTGAGCGTGACGGATAACACGCACTTGAAGCTTGCGAACGCCTGGAAAGGAGCCTCGCTCGTCGACGCCGCGTATGAAGTACGGATCATGCCGCCAAGCGCGTCGATTGCTGCCAGTGTGCGGGCCGTTCTGGAATATTTGACGAATGGCATCCTCAGCAGCATCGCCAAGCTGACAAATGCGGCCGGAAACTTCTTGCGATGGTCCGACGACGACGGCTGGGAGAGCGTTGCCGCGAGCGACGTAGCCGTCGATGTTGAGACTGCCGATGTGCGAATTCACGTCTTCTTAGGCATCGGCCAAAGCAACGCGCAGGGAAACACGCCGGCCCCCGATGCTGCCGCCAATTCTCCGATCCCACAGGCCGGTACGGCCCTGAAATACGATGATGGCGTACTAAGCGCCGCCACCAATCCAATGAGTGGCGGCAGCGGTGGGCCGTTCCCAGCCTTCACTATCGGCTATTACAATGGCTCGGGCATAAAAGTATGCATCGTGCCCTATGCGGTCGGCGGAAGTTCGATGCTCGCCGTCAATGATGATGGCAACGGAAACTGGAGCCCTACCGGCGCGCACTACGGAAATTCAAAAGCCAAACTCAGCGCGGCAATGGCCGCGCTTGCTGATGCGCACTATGCGCCGATCTTCAAAGGAATTATTGACGATCAGGGCGAAGCCGATGCCAACGGTATAAACGGCGGCGTCTGCACGAAAGCGGATTTCAAGGCGGCCAAAATCGCCATGATTGCCAACTATCGCGCTGACTTCGGGGACCCTTCTCTTCCGTTCTTTATTATGAACATCGGTACGGAAGGCGCCCAACCCGATGCAGGTTTTGCACAGGTGCGCGCGGCTCTGCGAGAGATTGCGGCTGCTGATCCATACACGCACATGGTGTTCGAGAATGCGCTCGATTTTCAGACGCGCGCTGGCTACATCAATGCCGACCTGACGCACTATACCCAAATTGGATACAATGAGGCGGGCACGGTCAGCGCGGCGAACGTCATCGCGGCGAATTCAGTCGTCGGCTTCCAGCGTCCGGCGCTGGGGTCGACAGACCTGTATTATATGGGTGGTAAAGTCGGGATCGGTACACCTTCGCCAGGTGCTCTATCCCATGTCTGGCAAGGCGCGAGCGGCGCCGCTAAAAACGTCAATGCCCTTCAAATTCTCGAAGGCTCTACCACCGCCTATCATCAGATTATTGTCCCGGCAACGACCGCGGGCGGATATCTCATTGGCAATCCGACCAATGGCAACTATGGCGGCATGCTGCTTGATACTGCCGGAAAGCTGAATTTTCGCACGAACGCAGCGACAGCTTTCAGCATCGATGGGTCCGGCTATGCCACCGTCGGGTCAGGCACACCGCAAGCATCGACACCATTCTCAGTGCTGCACTCGGGGGCTAACACACAAGCCGTTATTGTGGGTGACCCCGCAACGCCAGCAAACAATACAGGTCTATATCTGCGTACGACCGGCCAAGGTTATATCCAAGCGGGCGGCGGTGGTAGTTTGGTTTTGGGTGCCGGCGCTACGCCGGTCGGAATGACGATCACAGCGGCCGGCTATGTGGGGATCGGAACGACGGCCCCGCGAGGCCCCTTGGATGTCGTCGGTGACATCACTCCGCATGTCGACAACGCCTATAACGTCGGGAATGCAACATACAGGGTGAAGCAATATTATGGTGTCGCCACCTCGATCAGTTCTTCAGGCGCGGAAACGAAGGTAGCGATCCGCGAATTGAACGATGCGGAGATGGCTGTCGCTATTGCTCTGCAGAGCAAATACCGAATCTTTCAGTTCGCCGATGCTTTCCAAGAGAAGGGTCAGAACGCCCGTCTGCACGCCGGAATGATCGTGGAGGATGTTGTTGCAGTGTTCTCAGAACATGGTCTCGATCCATGGCGCTATGGCATTTGCTGCCGCGATCAGAAAATGACGCCGACGAAGAAAACCAGAAACATCGAGCGTCAGAAAACCGAAACAATCTCCGTCATGACGCAGAAAATTGTGGTGGAAGATGGGAAAGCGACGATTACTGCGGCTGAGACATCTATTGAGCGCGGAGTAACGGAGTCAATTCCGCTTCTATATGAGGGTGGGCAACCTGTTTTGGACGATGTAGGCGAACCTGTTTTCTATGCCATGCCGGTCATGGAATCGGTTCCCGACGAATATGAAGAATTGGAGCCGGTTTTAGACGCGGCTGGGCACCCAACTTACACCCTCGCGTTGCGCTATACCGAACTTGCGCAATTCGTCATGGCGGGCATCGCCGCGCGGCTATCGAAGCTCGAGTCACCCGGAATATAGAATCGCGGGCGAAGCGACCTTGGCGTGATCGTGCTTTCCCGTAGCCCTCGGAATTGACGTCGCGCCCCATCGGGAAAAATTTAACATCTAGGAGTGAAATCTATGGCGCTCACCGCGAGCTTCAAACAGACTTTCGGCACCGTCTCGGCCTATCATTATCTCTCGCAATACTCGGTCAACCGTGAGGACGGCTCGATCAAGCTGAAGGTCGATCTATTCGAGAGCGCCGACGCACGAGCCGCGTGGAAGGCAGCCCACGCGGCTATCCCGGAGCTGCAAGCAAAGATCCGCGATTTCACGGCTGAGCGCGATATTTTGCAGGGCAAGCAGCCTCGCACGGCAGATCTACAAAAGCAGATCGCCGCGGCGGGCGAGAATATCACGAAGCTGGAAGAAGACTTAAAAACAGCCATGGAGACGTCCGCGAAAAACGCGCGGGCGCCTGAGCCGATATTTGTCACCGTTCCGCCCGGCGCGATTCCGGAGAGTGCAGATGGCGGAATCACGCCCGCCGCCATCTATGCATGGCTGAAGGCTGAGCGCTTTTCCGACGCCAAGGACGCCTAGAGGCAAAACCATCATGATCGATTGGAACACGATAACCGCCCTTGAGGGCGGGCAGCTTCTGCGCGCCTATATCCCGCGCACCACGGGCAACAAGAGCGGCGTAACAATCGCCGGCGGCATCGACCTCGGATATTATTCGCTCGCGGACTGCGCGCGTCTGCCCGGCGACCTTCCGGAACGGCTTCATCCCTATATCGGGCTGACAGGCGATCGTGCACGGGCCGAGCTGATTGGCCATCCGCTTTCCGTAACGAAGGCGGAGGCCGACGCGATCGAGGCGCCCAAACGCCTCGGCATCATCGGCCAGCTCTCGCTCCGCTATGTCAGGGATGCGGCCTTCCCATTCGAGAAGCTTCCCGACGCTGCGCAAACAGTGCTTGCCAGCGTGGCATGGCAATACGGCGATCCATGGCACGATTGCCCTAAGTTCTGGAAAGCCGCCTGTGCTCGCGACTGGCCGGCTGTCGTCGCCGAGCTTCGTGACTTCGGCGACGCCTTTCCGACGCGTCGGCGCCAGGAAGCCGACTATCTGGAGAAGCATCTAGGCCGCTGATCGCGGCTCTAGAGTAGATCAAAGAGGAAATCACTATGGATATCGTTACCGCCTTCCTGGCCAAGAAGGCCGGGGCGTTGCTGGCGTGCGCGCTGGCCATTGCAGCGATCATCGCCGTGCCCGCCGCCCTCTATCTCGACGTGGAGCTCAACGGGCTGACTGTGCCGCTTGTCGGCTGGCACTTGATCGACGGCGCCCGCAAGGAACGCGATGATGCCATCGCCGCCCGCGATGCCGCGCTGAGAAACTATGCGCAATGCCAGGCCAACGAAAAGACGCTGACGGCCGAGATCGCCGATACGAACAAGCGGCTGAAAGCTCTCTCCGACGAAGATGCGAAACGGCTGAAGGATGCTGCGGCGCAGCTTGCCGCGGCGCAGAAGCAGACAGCCGCAGCGCTCGCCAAGCTCAAGGCCATCATGGCCGCGCCGCCGGCGGGCAAGGATCTCGGCGCGCGTGTCCAGGACGTCGATCATCGCTTTTTGGAGACGCTGCCATGAAACGTATCGCCATTTTTGCATTCGCTTTGCTCGCAGGGTGTGCCAGCGAGCCGCCGCCCGAACCCCAGATCAAGACCATCGAGGTCGACAAGCCGGTCTCGATGTCGTGCGTGCCGGAAAACTTCCCCTCCGGCATTCCGGGCTTCACAGACACCGCGGCTGCTCTGAAGGCAGCTCCGGACGCTGCGGAGCGCTATCGCCTCGTGATCCTCGGCCGCGGTGGTCGCGACGCATGGATCGCTCAGGCCTTGATCGTCATCGACAAATGCCGGGAACCGCCTTCGAAGAAGCCGCAGTAGTCATCATCAACCTCAGCTCGGGGCTAACAGGGGCGCGTACATATGATCAAACCATTTCTCACGCCGGATGAGGTTGCGGCTCTCGAAGCAGGATCCGCAGGGGCGCTCCTGACGCTGCTCTTCGGCGGCCAGATCACGACTTGGCGCGCCATCATGGTTTTTGCCAGCGGCCTCGCCGCATCGTTCTGGGGGGCTCATCCGTTGTCGCAGTGGCTCGGCTTCAACGAAGGCCTTTTGGGCCTCCTGCTCGGCATCTGTGGCTTTTGGATCATGGCCTTTTTCGTGAAGAGCTTTCAGATGGCGATCGATAATCCGCGCGCCGTTTGGGAACAGATCTTGAAGCTCCTGCCTTGGGTAAAAGGAGGCCAGAAATGAACCCCTATCCGTTCTACATGGACGGCGGCGTGCTGATGCTGATCGCGCTGCTCTTCCTTGTGCTTGCGCACACCGATTATCGGACCGACCCATGGTGGGCGCGGGTGCCGCTCTACTTTGTCGTGTTCTTCGCCTTCTGTTCGGCGGTGCACCTGTTCGGGTTGCGGATTCCTTCGTGGGCGAAGCCTTATTGGGCGAGCATCGGGTTTCATGTCTCGATCATGCTCGCCATCATCTGCAAGCTCTTCGTGGGCAAGTTCTTCCCCAAACCGCCCGTTCGGCTTGCCGGGCCGGCGCTGACATCCGTCGAGCCCCCGCCGGCATCGCCATAGCGTCTATAGTCAAAAGCCGCAGGAAATCAGGCCTTTTGGGTTTCCGCCCCTTTCCGCCCCTTTGCGCCCGGGGGAGGGCGCCCTGCCCGCGCTTTTCTCGCGGGCATGCAACGGCACATCCCCTCATCCAGTCAGGCCGCGGTCCCCGCGAAGGCGAAGAAAGCTCGCCTTTGGGATCGCGGCCCCGATGATTGGTATGTCGAAGAGGATTGGTGCAACCGGGCGCTCTTCGCCAGCCCAATCTTCAAAACCATCCTCGCGAAGATTATCGGACGCGTCGGGCCGAACCTTATCATCGTGGACCCGTTCTGCGGCCGGGGACGTGTTCTCGACGCCGCCGCCGACGCTGGCTATCGCGTGTTCGGCTTCGATAAGGTCGACCGCGGCGCTTCCAAACGCCATCCGTTCGCCATCGCGGACTTCAATTCCCTAAACATTCTGGCGACGATCAAGGATCCCTTCATCATCGTTGGCAATCCGCCTTACAACGGCGGAATTCCCGCCGCACAAGCCGACCCTGCCGCGTGCCGCGCCTTGATGCGCCGCGCCGTGGAGGACATGGGTGCCGCCGCAGTCTTCCTGCTTCTGCGCAGCAAGTGGGCGAACGCTGACAAGAACTCCCGCCTCCTCGAAAAGCTTCCGATCAAATACGAGCTCAAGTTTTCGCCGCGGCCGTCGATGCCGACGGGCGAATTCGTCCTGGCCGCAGAGCGCGGCGACAAAGATCCGCGCACCGATAAGCCCTGCAAAGTCGGCGGCGGCCAGGAGGACTTCAGCTACTACGCCTTCGATCCGCAGCACCAAACCGAACCGATGTTCGGCTGGCTGCGCAAGTCATCCGTCGTCTCAACCTCAAGGGAAAGGAGCGACCGGTGATTGTCGCCATAATGTTCGGGGCCATCGCATACCAAATCGCAACCTGCATGCGCTTTGGCTGGCACTGGAAAGCGCAGTCTGACGCTGAGTATCTAGCTGACGGCATCGGGCTCGTTCTCCTGGCGATCGCCCTCGCAGTCATCGCGCTCTCGCGTCACACCATCGTTGTCCACATCGAAGGTCCGACGTCGATCGAGCGTCCGGATGCCCCTACCGATCGGGTGCAAGCGTGAGCGCCCCGGAGACCATCGATCTTCATCCGTTCGGTGAAAAATGGCGCTTGCCGTCGGCCGAAGATCGGCTCCTAGCCTCACCTTCGTTGCCGTGTCACGCCATTTTCGAGAGCCCGCCGTGTGGCGGATTCAGCCGCCGTCTTCTCAGCACGCGCGAGCTCGCCGCGCTGCAGGGCTTCCCGATCGACGGTGGCGAAAAATGATGGAAACCATCGAGCTCCGTCACGGTCATCTGTTCTGCGGCCTTGGCGGTGGCGGCCGCGGTTTCAATCGCGGTCAAGCCCGGGTGGGGAATCTCCGCGCCCAATGGCGCTGCATCGGCGGCATCGATAACGATCCCGCTGCGATCAAGGATTTCGAGCGCCTGACCGGCGCGTCGGGAACATGCCGCGATCTCTTCTCCCTAAATCAATATCGCGCTTTCTTCGGCAAAGAGCCGCCTCCTGGCTGGGTTGAGGCCATCCCCGACGATGTGCGCCGAGCTTTCGGCTACGAGCATCCGCACGCCATTTTTCTGAGCGCGCCGTGCAAAGGCTTCTCCGGGCTCCTGGCGGAGCGGCAATCGCGCACGGCGAAATATCAGGCGCTCAACGAGCTCACATTGCGCGGTGTTTGGCTGGCGCTGGAAGCCTACAAGGACGATCCGGTCCCGCTTTTCATCTTCGAAAACGTCCCGCGCATCATGACGCGCGGCCGGCATCTGCTCGACCAGATCGTCGCGCTCTTGCGCGCATATGGCTATGTCGTTGCCGAGACGACGCACGATTGCGGCGAAATCGGCGCGCTCGCGCAGAGCCGGAAGCGTTTCCTGCTTGTCGCACGCCATCCCTCGAAAGTCCCTGCATTCCTCTACGAGCCGGTCAAGCATGCACTGGCGTCGATCGGCTCCGTCCTGGAGCGCTTCCCGCTACCCGGCCCTTGGGACACGAGCTGCGGCCCGATGCACCGCATGCCGGCGCTGCAATGGAAAACATGGGTACGGCTCGCCTTCGTGGAAGCCGGAAGCGACTGGCGATCTCTCAATAAGCTCGCCGTCGATAACGGTTTTCTCCGCGACTTTGGCATTGCGCCCGAACCTGGCACCGAGTGGTTCAACGGCGCGTTCGGCGTCAAGGATTGGGGCGACAACGCCGGGACGGTCACGTCGAAGTTTCAGCCTTCATCCGGTGCAACGAGTGTCGCGGATCCTCGTGTCGAGGAAAATACGTTTGCGGGATTGACCCTTAACGCATGGGACGAAACGCCGGGCGCTATCACGACGCAGCGTTCACCAGGGTCAAGCGCGCAGTCTGTCGCCGATCCGCGAATCCATGATCGCACTCCGTTCAACAACGCCTATCGCATCGTGCCTTGGGAAAAGAGCGCCTTGCCGGTGACCTCAGCTCGCGGCTCGCTCGCGGCCGTCGCAGATCCTCGCCATCTGAATTGGAAGGATTCGGCGCACCGCAATAAGGAGCGCGTCCATTCCTGGCCGCAGCACGCCGGCGCGGTGACCGGAAAGAATCAAGTCGCTAGCGGCGCGCTTTCCGTTGCGGATCCACGCCCAGCTCAGCGCGACGATTACAAGCAAACCAAATATCGCGTCTCGCGTATGGAGGAGGCCTCCGGCGCCGTGATCGCAGCGAGCACAACCGGCAATGGAGCCTTTGCCGTTGCGGATCCGCGCACATCATTTGGAGATAAGCGTGAGAATTACCAGACCGGAGGCCATTATGGCGTCAATGGATGGGAAGGCAGCACCGGCGCAGTTGCCGCCGCCGCCGGAGTGGATAACGGACGTTGGTCCGTTGCCGATCCCCGTACAGGAATTGCTGGAAGCGAGAGCGAGAAGCTATCCGGGACCGCACAAAACATTCATGGTTTCGACGCCCTCCCTCAGCTCGATCGAAAGCTCGTCTGCGTTATTCGAGCGCTGGACGGAACGTGGCACAGACCGCTGACAACCCTTGAGCTCGCAGCTCTCCAAGGCCTGGTCGATCCGGAAGAACACCTAGAGCTCGAAGGTCTCTCGGATTCCGCATGGCGTGAGCGCATCGGCAACGCCGTTCCTCCGCCCTCCGCACAAGCCATCGCCGGCGTCATGGGCCGCGCCCTGCTCGCGAGCATGACCGGCGAAACCTTCGCGCTCTCAAGCGAGCCGATCTGGGTTCGCCCGATCGCGACCGCCCTTTCCGTCAAACAAGGAGAATTCGATGCCCGAAGATAACGCGCCCGCCATCGGCCAGGGAAATTCCAGAAGCGTCGTCACCGAGATCCTCGTGCTGTGGCTCATCGGCATTCCGTTGGTCGCGTGGAAGGCTTTCGCCTTCATGAAGCTCTGGAATTGGTTTCTTTGCGCCACGATTGCGGTGGCGCCGCTGAGTTACGGCCTCGCCGTCGGCGTCGTATTGCTGGCGGGCTTCATCATTCCGACATCGAACAACGCCAGCGCCGATAAGGATCCGTTCATCGAGCGGATTAAGGCTGTGATCCTTAACGGGTTGATCAACCCTGCCATTGTTCTGGCGCTCGGCTGGATCATGCACGTGGCGGTGGCGGGATGAGAAAGCGTTTCGTCCATACCACCGAGCTCTGCGCGAGCGACGCCGCAGCCATCGCGTCCGAGCGCCAGACCATCGTCGCGCTGCCGCTGTATCAGCCCTACTATGGCCGTAGCGAGCCCGCGAAGTACGGCAAGGCTCAGCCGGGCGACTTATTCTGGATTCGGGAGCCCTACGTTGTTTACAGCGACCGCCGCGGCCCTCGCGCCAGCGTCTTCGGAGACCTGCATACTGCTCGGCCGCCCGAAGGGTTGAGCCGGGATATCCATACCGGCCGGACGAAATTCTATACCGCCGAAAGCATGAAGCGGTTTCAATCGCGCCTCACGCTCGAAGTCCTTCATGTGCGCGAAGCAATATTCCTCGATATGTCGGAAGCAGAGATGCTTCAGGCGGGCATTGTTCGCTCAGAAGCCAATCCCGCGATCTTCGTGCCGTGCATTGCCGACATGACTTGGCGCAATGACTGTGATCGGGCGAGGGCGAAGCGCGAAAAATATCCCGGCCATCCCACGCTGGGTTCTGTCGCCGATCCTGAGCCTCCGCGTGGGCATCGCACAGCCTCCGCCGCTTATGAGGCACACTGGAACGATTGGCATCCAAACAATGCTTGGTACACGACGCGGCCAGTCCTCATCGTAAAATTCAAAGCTCACATCGAAAACGTGGATGAGCTCTTGCCAAAGCTGGAGGCCTCCGGTGGAGACTGAAGCTTATAGGCACGTCCCCTACGACATCGAAATCGAGCAAGCGTTGCTCGGCTCGATCCTGGTCGACAACACTTCGTTCGAGCGCGTATCCGGCACGCTGAAGGCCGAGCACTTCTACGACCCGCTGCATCAACGCATTTTCGAAGTGACAACCGGACTTATCGAAAAAGGCACCATTGTCACACCGCTCACGCTGCATGCGGCGTTGAAGGCCGATCCTGGCCTCCTTGAAGTCGGCGGGCATGCCTATCTTGCAGGGCTCGCGCAAGCTGCGCCGGCGATGCCGAACCTGCGCGACTACGCGCGCATTCTCAGCGATCTGGGCATTCGCCGCGGATTGGTCCGCATCGGCGAAGATGTGGTCAACAACGCCTATGAAGCACCGCACGAAAAGCCCGCGCGCGTCCAGATCGAGGAGGCCGAAAAGGCTCTCTATCGCCTCGCCGAGGAAAGCCGGTATGGCGGCGGCGTCTTGGACTTTGCCGCAGCTCTCACGGCAGCGGTGCGTCAGGCGGAGCGCGCACAACGCAGCGGCGGCAAGATTTCCGGCGTCGCCACCGGGTTCACCGATATCGACCGGATCATCGGCGGCTTTCAGCCGTCAGACCTTCTGATCATCGCCGGCCGACCGGGCATGGGCAAAACCGCCCTTGCCACGAATATGGCCTTCAACGCTGCCCGGCTCTACAGCCAGGACAAGCAAGCGGAGGCCGAGCATAGCTGCGGCGCGCCAATCCTATTCTTCAGCCTCGAGATGGCGGCCGCGCAGCTCTCCGCGCGCGTTCTCTCCGAACAGACCGAAATCGAAATGTGGAAGATCCGGAACGGCAAGTTCACGGATTCCGAATGGGACAAGTTTGTCCTGACGATGCAGGATCTCGCGGCGCTGCCATTCTACATCGATGATACCGGCGGGATATCCATAGCGCAGATCGCCGCCCGGGCTCGCCGCCTGAAGCGCGAGAAGAACATCGGCGCCATCCTCATCGACTATCTGCAGCTCATCGAGCCCGCGCGCCGCGTGGAGAACCGCGTCCAGGAACTCACCGAAATTACAAAAGGGCTCAAGGCTCTCGCCAAGGAATTGAATGTTCCGGTGGTCGCGCTTTCGCAGCTCTCACGCGGCGTCGACAGCCGCGAAGACAAGCGACCCGTCCTGTCCGATCTGCGCGAGAGCGGCTCGATCGAGCAGGACGCCGACGTCGTGATGTTTGTGTATCGCGAGGAATATTACCTTAAATCCCGCGAGCCGGAGCCCGGCACAAACGAGCACGTCAAGTGGCTTGAGAAGTGCGAGCGCGTGCATCGCCGGGCCGAAGTGCTGATCGAGAAGCACCGCCACGGCGCCACCAACAAAGTCGAGCTGTTCTTCGATGACCGCTTCACGCGGTTTTCTAACCTTGCGGATGGGTAAGTGAAATGAGCGATGATAAATCAAAAATCGCGGTCGTGATGGGAACGGGAGCGGCTGGCATTCGCGCCCTCACCGGTGCAGGACAGGCGGTCATCAACGATCCAATCTTGATCGAGCCATCCATCAAAGGTCCGAAGGGTCGCGCCTGGCACATCGACTATGAAGCGATGCGCAAGCGCGTGAGCGCCATCCCGGGCAAAAACGATGCCTCTCTCGGTACATGGCTTATCGAAGCTCCATGGGCGCACCCGATCTGGCATTCCTATGTTATCGCGCTGATCCATCTGCGCCCACTCACCGATGTTTCGCCGCCGAAGATCAACATGGACGGGGCGACGCACGAATTCTGGCTGTGGGCCGCAAACCCAGAAGTGCCTCGCGAGCCGTTCATTCGCGGCCAGGCCGGGCATCCCATCATGTGGCCGGTCAATTTCGGATCGCAGATCCGCTCCTCCAACGATGAAGCCGCCATCAAGCTCATGGAGCACGCCATTGGGGAGATCGTTGGCGGACGGCTCAGCCCGGATACCGACGCCTTCGACCAATGGGTTGAGCTGTTTGGCGATTCATCGATCAAGCCGGAGTTCCGCAAATGATCGAGCTCCGGACCACAAGGCAGATCGTGTCTGACGAAGACATCGAGCGCGTTCATGGCAATGCGAATTTCGGCAGTCTGTCCAAACGTGGCGTGGTTGATGAGGGGGTTCTCACCGCCGCCTTTGGCTTTCATTGCGGCAGCACAATGCGTGCGATTCTTCAGGAACATCGGCTAACCAAGGCTGCTTCGGCTACCGAGCGCGGCCGGTTTGGAGACCGCATGCGTCTCACACAGAGGGGATTCGAATATCTCCGCGCGTTGTTCGGCAATGTTCCGGCCCATCATCTCTTGGGACTTCGCCGTTCGACCGGCGGCCCGCGCCTCGGTATCAACGATGAAGCGGCAAAAGAAGTTATCGCGCGGATTGATGCCGTGGCCGCCGCCGGTCTAGCGGATGAGGCGAAACTCTTCGAGACAATCTATTCGGCGTGGCTTCGCCTCACCGACGCTTACGTCAACGCGCATCCTTATGTTGGCAAACCTGAGCGCTCTATGACGCCGATTTCGGCGCTCAGCGTCACCGATTTCACGCTCCGCCACTGGGCCGAGAAAATCCCCGGCACTCCGAAACTCGATGACGAAGCTGTGCTCCGCGAAGCGGCGGAAGACGAAGCGTGGCACCGCGAGGAAGACCGCCGCATGCGCCGCGATGCTGGGGATGACGTTTGATGGCCCCGACCTGGTTCTTTCCGGTGACGGTTGTTCTGCTCTGCTGCTGGCACGCGGGTGCGCGCCTCCTATACCTGGCGCTCGGTAAGCCACTGCCGCCCCTGCGCGACGTGGCCGGCTGGCAAGGCGTGGGCCTGCAGCTCTTCGGCGTGGGCCTTCTGGCGCTCAACATCGACGCCTCGCCCTTTGCCTATATCTGGATGCTGCTCGGCGCGGCCATTGGCTTCTTCGTTGCCGTCGCTGAGCGCGATCTCCAGAACGCCGCACTTATGGCAGGTTTTGAATTCTTCAATGTAATCGGCGCCATCCGGTGGCTCGCATGAGCTCCACTCGCGATCAATACCTGCTTCGGGAAGCCTATAGGCACGCACTTTATTCGCGTGACCCGTCTACGCGCGTCGGCGCCGTGTTGGCCCATGAAGATCACATCATCTCCGCAGGTTTCAATGATTTCCCCGAGGGTATTACCCAATCCGAGGAACGATGGACCAATCGAGACCTCAAGCTTCGCCTCATCGTTCACGCTGAAATGAACGCCGTTTTGGCGGCGGCGAAGAAGGGTCGGCGTCTTTCGGGGAGTACGCTTTATCTCTGTGCCACCGATGACAGCGGGCTTGTCTGGGGCGGATGCCCCTGTGTCCGGTGCACCGTCGAGCTTCTGCAAGCGGGCATTCGCGAAGTCGTCAGCTATCCGTTCAAAGGCGGCTTCTCGAAATGGGAAGCCGAATTGCGCGAAGCAAAACTTCTCCTGGCTGAAGCAGGAATTGCGTACCGGGAGATCGCATGACGCGCGACCGTTACCAGACTTTCCTGCATGACAAAATCCGCATGGCGCCGGCGGACGGATTCGATATCGATCCCGACGAAATCAACCCCCTGCTCAAGCCCCACATCAAAGTTGCGGTGCGCTGGGCCGTCGCCGGCGGCCGCCGCCTCTGCGCCATGCGCTTCGGGATGCAGAAGACGACGTGGCATCTGGAAACCATGCGCCAGACGCAGCGCCACGCCCGCGCGCGGAACGAGCTGGCTACGCCACTGATCGTGCTTCCACTGGGCGCGCGCCTGTCCTTCTTCAAGGACGCCGAACGGTATTTCACCGGTGAGCACGCCATCAAGCTCAACTTCATCCGCGAAGACGCGGAGATCGATCACGACGCCATCAACATGACGAACGTGGAGAGCGTCCGCGAAGGCAAGATCGACCCGCGCCGCTTTGGCGTTACGACCTTCGATGAAGGCGACATTCTGCGGAACATGAATACCAAGACGTTCTGGACCTTCACAGAGCGCGCCAAGCAAGTCCGCTATCGCCACGTCGGCACGGCCACGCCAGATCCTCGCGAATATGCCGAGCTCCTGGCTTTCGCCGGGTATCTCGACATCATGGACGTGGGCCAAGCCCGCACGCGCTTTTTCAAGCGCAACAGCGAAAAGGCCGATGAGCTGACGATCCACCCTCACAAGGAAGAGGAATTCTGGCTCTGGGTGGCATCCTGGACGCTCTTCCTGCAGAAGCCTTCCGACCTTGATCCCTCGTTCTCCGATGAGGGCTTCGATCTTCCGCCGGCCGATATCCGCTTCCACGAGGTGGCGACGGATCATCGCCACGCCGGCATGGAGAAAGGTGGCCAGCTCAAGCTTTTGAAGGAGGCTTCGCTGGGCGTCGCCGGCGCGGCAAAGGAAAAGCGCGACAGCCTACCGGCCCGCATCGCAAAGATGATGGAGCTGCGCGCCGAAATGCCGGGCGCAAATCGCATCATCTGGCACGATCTCGAAGATGAGCGCCGCGCGATCGAGAAGGCCGCTCCCGAAGTGAAGACGGTGTACGGGAGCCAGGATCTTGAGGAGCGCGAGCGGCACCTTATCGACTTCGCCGAAGGACGTCTGCAGGAGCTCGCCGGCAAGCCGATGATGATCGGCTCCGGTCCAAACTTCCAATATCATTGCTGGTGGTCGCTGTTCCTGAGCATGGGCTGGAAGTTCAAGGACCTGATCCAGGCCATGCACCGCACGATGCGCTATGGCCAATCCTTCGAAGGCTTCCCGTCCGATAGGCCAAAGGCGGTCCGCTTCGACTTCATCCACACCGAAGCCGAGCGGGAAATGGTCCGGACGTTCCGCGAGAATCTCAAGCGGTATGATGAGCAGCAAGCGCGCATGGCGGCGCTCATCCGCCAATACGGTCTCACCCAGCTTTCCACGGCGAGCCTTCTGCAGCGCTCCATGGACGTCAAGCGGGAAGAAGTTAGCGGCGAAACTTTCACCGTGGTCCATAACGATTGCGTGGAGGAATGCCGGAGGCTCGCTGACAATAGCATTGACCTGATCGTTTCGAGCCTTCCATTCTCGACGCAGTATGAATACACGCCAAACTACCGCGATTTCGGCCACACCGACGATGATGATCACTTCTTCCAGCAGATGGATCATCTCACGCCCGAGCTCCTGCGGGCGCTCAAGCCGGGTCGGAATGCAGCTATCCACTGCAAGGATAGAATCGTTGAGGGCGGCCGCTCGGGCCTTGGCTTTCAGACTGTCTCGCCTTTTGGCGCGCGGACAATGTTTCACTTCATGCGCCACGGCTTCGCCTACATCGGCACGGTGCACATCGCTACCGACGTCGTGCGAGAAAACAGCCAGACCTATCGCCTGAGCTTCACCGAGGAATGCAAGGACGGCACGAAGATGGGCTTCGGGCTCATCGAATATATGCACATCTTCCGGAAGCCCCAGACCGATCGCTCGCGCAGCTACGCCGACGAGCCGGTGACCAAGGTGAAGCGGCGTTGGAATCGACAGCGCAAGCAATGGATCAACGAAAATCCCTGGGTGAAGGATGAAGCCGCGGCGCCGGATGATCCGCGCGATCCGTACACGGTCGGCCGCTGGCAGATCGACGCCGCCGGCGTCTGGCGCTCCAACGGCAACCGGCTCTTGATGCCAGAAGAAATTGCGCGCCTCGGCGTTTCCGGCGCCTTGGCGCGCTGGAAAGAGCATCAGCTCTCACAGCCTTATGATTTTGCGCACCACGTCGAATGCGCCGATGCCATGAACGAGGTGGGGACGCTCAAGCCGGACTTCGCCGTTGTGCCGGTGCATTCCGAGCACGAGGATCTATGGACCGATGTTGTCCGCATGAAGAGCCTGAATACGCTTCAACAGGCCAGGTCCAAGGAAAAGCACCTTTGCCCACTTCCGCTCGATATCGTTGAGCGCGTGATCGTCGCTCGATCGATGCCGGGCGAGCTTGTCTTCGATCCCTTCGGCGGGCTCATGACCGTTCCGTATTGCGCGATCAAGCTGAAGCGGCGCGGCATGGGCGTTGAGCTCAACCCGGGTTACTTCCGCGACGGCCTCGCCTATTGCGAAATGGCGGAGCGCGAAGTCGCCGCACCGACATTCTTTGACCTGGTGAATTCCAGCGAGACGGAGGCAGCATAATGGCCTCCGAGGCGGAAGCGAGGATGCGAAAGAAGGCTGAGGCGCAGCTTCGCCGTGAGTTCCCCGATTACCGCGTTGTCCATGAATTCGACGTCTGCGGCCGCCGGCTGGATCTCGCGGCTATCGGAACAGAGCGCTTGGTACTGGTGGAGATTAAGTCGGAGCGCGACGACTTCGAGCGACTGCAGGGCCAGCTTCAGGCCGCGCGCAAAGTCGCTTCGGAGATTTGGCTTTGCATCCCTCCGGCTCACGTCTCTAAAGTGGAGCACCTTGGCAAAAGTCAGCTCATAGACGATGCGCACGAGATAAAGACCAAGTTTGGCTGCACATGGGCACTAAACCCGGAATACATCCCGGAGCTTTCAGATGCCGACGTCTGGTTAGAGACCGCGGACGGCTTTGCATCGGATCGCCAACGTCGCCAGCAATACTTTGGCGCGCATCCAATCGACCCGATATTGGATAGCGTCCAGCTTCTCCGCCTTCTCTTGAAGCCCGAGCTTCTGGAACTTCATCCCGGCCCAAAGCGGCGCACGTCGGAGCAGATTGTTCGCACCGCGCACGATGCCTTAACGGGAAAGCAAATCCGTCTCGGCGTCCTCGATCTTCTGCGCCGGCGTCGCTTCCTACGCATCGGAAATGTCGATCCGGAGTGCGCATGACCGCCAAGCGCCACCGCCTTCGCAATGTCGGCAAGCGCGATATGGCCAACGCTGTGGCCATGGTGAAGGCGCTAGGCTTGACGGCCGTCGCCGTGGAGGCCCAGCCGGGGCTTGTGAGGATCCTGACGGCCGAGGGCCGCGCCTTGACCGCCGGCGGCGAAATCGATGAGCTAGACGAGGAACTGCGCGAATTCCGGCAGCAAAATGGTCATGGTTGA